TCACGACTGCGAAACGCTCGCACCCACTCATAGCGTTTCCAGAACGGTCTCGAGTCGACACGCTTGCGCGCTTGACTCAGTTCGGGCAGGCTGACGGTCCCGCGTTGGGGACAGTGGCAGCGTGGGAAGTTTGGGCACTGTGTCGTCATCGGCGCATCGGCAACGTGTCGACCCAACGGGTCCCGACATGCGCGTTTGGTCCGCGCTCCCAGCCGTTGCGCTCCATGAGCTTGAGCAGCTCGATCGCGAGAACGACGGCCTCCTCGACCATGCGTTTCATGTGTGATCGTTCGTTGCCCCCTGATCGCACGATATACTCGGATTGCTCAACATACTCCGATATGTGGTTTCGGGACCCTAGTCGTGTTGCTAGGTTTTCAGCGACGATCCAGACTGTCATGTCGTGAACGTCTTTCGAAGTGAAGTCCATGTTAGCCATTTGCCCCGTCTCTCTTATGTTCGCGTCGCCGCGTTCGCAATGAATTGAAGGCAGCGCTTGCACGTCACGAGCTCCACCTCCCCCGTCAGTTTCATGTCATCCCCCTTGACCGGCTTCGCGAGTACGATCTCGGCCATATCCCCTTCGGTGTCGAAAGGCAGGCCATTGATACCGCACGACGATCGCACCCCCTCAGGTCTCGTGACTGCGATCATGTGTATCTTCTTGCTGCTTACTCTGCTCACCATTATCTTCCTTTCCACGTCGAACTCACCAACAGGTACACAGCGAGACCGATGCACACCCCCTGCACAAGAGACCACAGCACGCGAGACTTCCAGTCGTGGTGCAGATGTTCACGCTCCCATCGCTGCCAGCGTTCCTTAAGTCTCATTTGTATTGCTCCAGCTCTTGCAGGAACGCGGCGTACTCTCCGGTCGCTGACACCTCGGCGGGGTCCCCGACATGATGCAGTATTTTGTCGACGACCCTGATCACGTCACCTTTCACTTTAGCCGACGCGTGATGCGGTGGGCCACCGCCGACATCGTAGTGGTTGCGCAACCACAGGATCGTCATGACGAGAAAACGTTCCCTGCTCATTTCTCCTCCGGCACTGGCACGAATGGGAACATGCCCTCGAGCACGGAGATCGCGTATCGCGCCTGCTCCGGGTCCAACTCATGAGTGTTGCTCTTGGATATCGCTTTGGGTTGTTCGCGTTTGATCGTCGTGTCCCACACCTGACCCTCAGGCCCCTTGAGTCCCCACACGTAAACGAAAGCATGCTTCATCTTATTTTCAGACATCACAAACCCACAGCCAGACGAATGATGATCACGAGAACAAGGGCGCCTGCCAACCCCTCGATCCCGTCAATGAAGTCCGTGCGCAGCCACACCCTCATGATGACTCCGTGCAGTCTGAGCGATGCACGATATAGGGGCACAGCTCGTACCACGTCAGCGGGCCTCCTCCCATTTTGTGCCGCAACTCAAACGTGCGATTTTCATACTCGACAAAGCTGGGCACGACATGTTCGCCGGCACGAGGCAAATGACCCGTCAGCTTGCCCGTATCGACGAAGTTGCCGACCCATTTCGCGATCACGATGCCGAACGCGTTGACTAGTTGACATTGTGTCGCGGCCATCACCAATACCCCTTAGTCGGACGGCCGAGCGTGCCGTCTGGTTTGATCGTCGCCCAATGAAAGTGGTTGGAGACGCGGCCCCCGATCTCGTAGTCTCCCGATATGATGTAGACCAGCTTACCCCTGCGATATATCGCGCAACCCTTCAAGGGCTTGTGAACGATAGGGACTCGCAGCCGCTTGATGACGACGCTGGTCTTTAACGCGACATCCTTGGGACGATCGGGCCTCATCGCACCCAACCTGTTTGCGCATACCATCGGTCCCGTCCTTTGACGTAGCGAGTGTCCTCGCGGTTATCTATGAATGTCTCGATGACGTCAATATCCGGGTCGATGTCATTCACGAGCGCGATGGCGCCGGCCATATCCACACAACCGCCTGTGGTGTGTATCGACGCGCATTGATTGTTAAAGTCTACCGACAACGACTTAACATCGCACATGAGTCTATTGTGGAACATTCGTTTCTCCCATTGCTACCGCACTCCTGTTGAGGGGGAATGCAATATTGCAAATTTAAGGGGTACGATCAAGGGGGCCTTAAACGTGCGTTTTGTTGACGTTCGTGTCAGTACTCAAAATCAGATTGCATTACTACATCATAGGAACGCTAGGTTACCCATAAGGATTATTTTATAGATCAAACAGGAACTGAGGGTGCAAGGCCCCCAGCGCTATGTCACTCTTTCGAATGAACACACTGGGGACCCTGCACCCCCGACATCAAACCGTCACGTCGGGTGCTCCACATTTTACGAAGGTGTCATGAGCATGGAGTACTCATTCGCTGGCGACACTGGCCCTGCTAGTAGCGATTGGTCTTATCGAAGCCTGACCTAGGGGGGCGCCCCGTCAGGCTAAGGCAATGTGTAGGGCCCCTAGAGCGTCCGGACATCGCAAGCATTGTGATATCAGAGGCCCCGGTGGCGATGTTCAATCCACGAACCGACGCTTGATCCCGATCAACGGGCTATCGTATCGCAGGTGACTCCTCCGCGGAACCAGCCACCCGTAATGAAACATACTGCGATCATTTTTCGACTGCAGTATGTTTGAGCATAGGAGGTACTCGACGTGACATCGAAACAGCTACAATCAGTACTCAACAAGCTATGGACAACTCAACACATCTGCAAGAAGTTCGAGGTGTCGGCAATGACGGTGGGGGCATGGCGCGCTCGCGGCTTGCCGCATATCGTGGTAAAGGGATCGGAGCGACCCTCAATTCGTTTCATCAAGAAGGAAGCCGCATCATGGATCAAACTTCACACGAAGCACGGATGAAATATCAAACGCCAGCGATGCTGCATCGCAACGTCACGAGCCCGCCGCCCGTCGCGTCTGACTCGGCCGACACCTATTTCGTGACGCCCATCCTCGGAGACGAGGGCCGGCCGATCGCGCACAACATGGTGCTAGACATTTCGTCCGGCGCCGGTGTGACATCGTTCGGGCACTCTGCGCCCGGCATCAAGGACGCGATCGTCAAGCAGGTAATGACGATGCCCTATGCACACTCGGGGCAATGGACGGCACCCATCATCGAGGACGCGGGTCGTGCGATCCTTGTGCGGTCCGGTCCTCGTTTCAGCATGGGCGGTGTGACGTTCTACTCAGGGGGTTCGGAGGCGGTCGAAGCCGCCTTGAAGTTCGGGGTGCAGATCTTGTCACGCGATCAGAGGCACACTCCGATCCTGTCACGCCGGCATTCGTATCACGGAAATACGCTTGGCGCGTTGATGGTGTCTGATCACCCGCGGTGTGGCTTCGTTGACACGGCTTGGTTCCCGGGCGGCTACAATAATCAGTCGCAGAACGACTTCCGCTTCAATGCCTTCACACCCTCGCTCGTAGGGCAACCAGAAGGCATCCGACTGCATGAGCGCGAGGCGATCTGGTCGCTCGAGGGGAAGCTCAAGAGGTGCTACGAGGATTTCGACGCGAAGGCGATCGTTTTGATCGAGACGATTGGAGGCACCACGTTGGGCATCGAGCCGCCCACGATCGCATACCTGACGGGTGTGCGTTCAATGTGCGACGCATACGACGCGATACTGATCCACGACGAAGTGCTGTCTGGTAACTATCGCACGGGGCATCTACTCGCATCGTCGCGCTACGGTTTGATGGGTGATTGCAATGTGGCGCCCGACATCGCGGTGCTCGGAAAGGGCATCACCGGCGGGTACTTCCCGATGTCGGCTGTTGTGTTGTCGTCGCGCTCGAGGGCGATCATGGAGCATTGCGGGAAGATCGCGCACACCTCGACAAATCAGAACCATCCGATCGGGTGTGCGGCTGTGGTCGCGGCAATGGATGCATACGACAACGCCTTGCCGATGATCAGGGCATTGTCAAAGCATCTCGAAACGGAGATCATGCCACGTCTCGCTTGCGTGAAGCACGTTCATTCGGTCAGTGGTGTGGGGACTCTTTGGGGGGTCAGGTTCGATCCCGAGAAGGATGGCTTGCACCTTGAGGTGAAGCGGCAGCTGATGGCTGCCGGGATCTCATGTTACACGGATGGTAACATGGTCGATGGCAAAGGCAATATGTTGCTCTTTGCGCCTCCGTGCAATATCCACGGAGAAGACCTCGAAAGCTTCTGCTCTGCAATCGAGTCTTTGGAACTGTAGACGATCGGGCAGAGGGGCAGGGGGCGCGTTCGCCCCCTGTCACGTGTCGATCACGCAAGGCCCCCTGCTCACGCGACAGGGGGCCTTTTGCCGGGGCCCACGCCCCCAGCAGAGGGGCCCTGCTAGGAGTCTGATCCGACGTTGAACGTTATTCCGCCGGCGAGGAATTTGATCCCAGCCCCCGCGACAACGGGCAGGGCACCACCCACAAGCGCCTTTGACGCGATCAGGTTGCCCGCTGATGCGGCATCGAACATTGCGAGGTGTGTCAGCGTCGTGGGGCCTGCCGCAGCCCCGAAGTCGACAGCCGCACTCGATGACATCGTGTGATCGGCGCCCAATGCAAGAGTCGTGAACGGGCACTGCACGCGGCCCGCCGTGCGCACCGTTGTCGTGACCTCGGTGCCGGTCGTCTTGGGGTTGCCATTGTAAAGGGCAATGAACAGACCCGTGGGTGGCGTCGGCATCGGCGAGTCGTTGTTAAGCCAGCGGCAGAATTTGTTGCCGATGTAGGCGGAGAGATCGGACATTTCGTTTTACCTTTCAGTATCCATGGAGATCGAGGATGTGGGATATGGTGACGAATGCGACTGCGGACATCCCTGAGCCCAGCCACATATACCGTTTGATCGGAGGCGGTGTGAATATGAACGTTGCACGCAACAAGCCGAACATCAGGATCACGCCGCACAACATATAACCGAGCGTTGATTGGAGGCTTGCGAGCGCGAACACGCCCAGAGCGGAGACGTCATGCTCCTCGCCCGATCGATAAAGGCTCCATACAGACCCAGTTCGATAGGCTTCGGACGCGAATATCCACCACAGCGCGCAAGCCGTAGGCACGCCGGGTATCTTCGTCCAGCTCTCATTGCCGTAGTGTGAGTACCAAGCCTGATAAAGGAACGTCACGATCATCAGAGTAAGGTTCAAGAACAGGATCATGCAAGCTCCGTTGATGCTCTCGCGTATGATGGCCTGATTTGCGATGATCTCTTGGTAGATGCTATTCACGTCGGCGGCCTCCTTTGGCATTAACCAACTCTTCCATGTCCGCAAAAGAATTGGTTCGAGTCTTTGCGTCGGATAGAATGTCGCGAAGTCGTTCGTTGGTTGATCGTCGCTTATTAGTCTCCTCACGCACTTCTTGTGCTACGACTTCGAAGTCATGCAGTTTATTGTCGGTTTGTGCATTCAACATTTCGTTCTCGTCGAATGCGGGGGCGATACCCCACCGCTTCAATTGTCGTTCTATCCAGCCAATCATTATTGGCCTTTCGGTCTGGTTTGAGTAATGATGCGCTTCTTACGTTGCACGATCGTAAGATCATTGCCCAGCTGCTGGCGGAAGTCCGCCGCTACAGCTTGTGCTCCTGCGCCAACCGCCGCTTTGACGTTGTTCTCTAGACCATCTAGCCGGTTCAAGATCTGACCCAGCATCAGACCGTAGTTGTTTTTATTGTCAGACACCATTGACGAAAGCTGACGTATCGCGTCCGCCATCGCCGTGACGGCTTGCGATGCCGCCATTTGATGCTCTCTGATATTCTCATACTGACCAACAACTGACGCTTTTAATAACTCAAACGCATAGATTTGTTTAGATATAAGTTCGCCCTGTTCCTCGGTCAGGTCGTTTCGATCACGAGTCGCGTCTAGCATGTCCTTCAAGACTTGCGCGGCGTCAGTCAATGCCTTGTTCAGTGTGTCGCGTTCGGCAAGACGATATCCATAGACCTTGTCGGCCTTGGTTTGCATCGACTTGACATAGGCGACAAGCCCCGCGACCGCCATCATCAAAACGAAGATGATAGCGCCCGCGAGGCCCATACCTTCAAGGATCTTCACGATCCATTCTGGCATCATTTGTGTTTGAACGCCGGGCAGTGCAGGGACGAACCGTACTCGTCGTTCTTCAATATCGCCCTCGCAGTCGTGTCGGTTAGCTTGTCTTCCTTCTTAATGTAGACGGGCTCCCAGCCGGTACACACCGAGCCCCCACACCCAGCTAAGCTAATCGCTAGACCAACGATCACGAAGCTGCTTCTCAGCGCCGCCCTCCGGCAGCTTGTCCACAGTGACATCGATTTTGTCCCTCGTTTCCTGCGCCTGCGCATCGCGCCGACGCTCTTCCTCTTCTGCGTCACGACGTCCCTTGACTCGACCACCCATTACTGCAAGGAACATTGCGACAATGAACCCCAGTGTCCATTTCAGCCACGAAGGCATCAAGTTCCACAGAGGCAAGATAATGGGGCTGAAGAAATACATGAGTGCGCCAGCCCCCGCGCACCCAACGACCACATAGACCCAAACGGGGATGTGGTCGATGATGAAGTTCATGATCAAGCGGCCGCCTTTTCCTCGGGTGCTGCGGGTGGGTTGACACGGACTTCGGTGTCGCCTGCCGTGCGACCCGATGTCGTCACGACGCCCGGGGCAATGTTGCCCGTCTCCGATCCCGTTGCTTTGGGATCCACATACTGCGCCTTTACTGCTTCGGGCACAATGTCGTTATCGTTGTCAGCTTTGACAGGTGCGAGGTCCAACGCATCGGTCAGGGCTGTGTTCTTCGTGCGTGCGTAGTAGGACCACGCAAACCCGAAGGCCGTCGCGAGGCCGCCGAACACAATCAGGCCCAGCAGGATTTGATCAAGCAGCGCTGAATGCCCCTGCAATGGCGCCAGCGTCGATTGCGCAGTCGTGAGCACCGTCGTGACCGTACCACCGGCGGCCGTCGCATCCGCGGGTGCCGTTGACACAAGCGGGAGCGCATCCACGATCGTCGCCTTCTTGTTCATGTTGTCCTGCCAGACGATCTCGGGACCAACTGAACCGGACGCCCACAACTGCCCAGTCTTTAGGAGTTGCGCTATGCGTGACAGCCAGCCCTTGCCGAAATGATAAAACGTCTTGAGCGATTTCAGAAACGCGTTGCGACGAGCGATGATCTTCGCGATCAGGTCATCGTCATCGGGGTACTGCAAAACGGCCTGCAGTGTGATGTTACCCATCACCCCCGTCGCCGACACACCCAAGCAACGCTGCAGCCATTTGATGGACTGCGACACACCCGAGTTGATTGCGCCGTCGAGCACGACTAGATCGATGCCCGGTGGCAGCTGCGTGAACCAGACCTTGTCGCCGTAATTCTCCTTGTAGATTTGATCGCGTTCGGCATCGGTCATCGTGAACACGTCACGGTTGGGCTTGCTGTTCGCTTTCAGCCATGCGGAGAACTCGCGCTGGATCACACCCTGATTGGTGCGGCCCCCCGGGTCGACAGGGTCGTTGTCCTTGCCGCCCTCGAACTTGTACTCAATCTTCATTGCATCCACGAAGGAATGCTGTTTTGCAATAGCTGGCATTTTATCTTCCTGTGATGATAGCTACGGTCTGGGTGACCATTGACGGCAAAATGTCATTGGAGAAAAATTCGATATCGCCGCCGTCATCGATATCAAACCGTAAGAAGAAGCCCGGAGTCACGGTCAACGTTGCCGTGAGACCATCCGTGACATCATCGCTTAGTGCTACCGCGAATGGTGAGCCGGGTGGCAGGAAGTTCGATATGTCGAACCCGAACGAGTCACCAACATCACCGTCGGAGAAATCGATCGAGACGAACTCACCCTGATTACCTCGATCGGTCAGATTAAACACGACCTGAGCAAGGTTGGGTGACGACCCGAACGCTGGCCCGGAGTTGAGCACCATTCGCCAAATGACATGGCCTGTGGTGTCCCCAGCCGCTGTCAGATTGAACCCCTGATTGGTCGAGGGTACTAATGGGTTCAACGCCTGTTGTCGCGGAGCGATCATCGCGTGGCAGTTTTCGGTGAACGACCACGGATCTCCGATCGCGGTGAAGTGTGCGTTGTCGTCTGAGAATTCCCAATGCCACGTACCATAGTGATCCGGTACACCGGGTACGGTGTAGCTCTCGAGCTGGTTGGGTGTCCAGAAGCACAAATGGTTCGGTGTGACGGAACGCGGGAACGTGAATTGTATCCATTGACCTGCGTTCGTGATCGCACCGCCGCCCGATGTCGCTTGAAAATGCGAATAGTTTCCCTTGGGCCCTGCTGCTCCTGCGTTCTGATAATCATACACGCCGTCGAGCAGCCCGCTGTACGGGAGATCGCTGCCCGGACTGATGCCCGAGGACGTTGTGATCACGACATGTTTGTCGGACCTCATGCCGCTGAGGTTTCTACGATCGCCGCCGTCAAGGTTCGAATGCGCGATTTTGATAAACAACTCGTCAGCCATAAAGCCGCCGGGGAACGATGCGTTATGGCTCGAGTTAACCAACGCATACATGGGCCACGGTATGGGACTCTTGGGTGTGAACTCTATCTTACCAAGATTTAGATTGAATTGATTGGGCTGCGACCACTGCAGGCCATTGAACTCGTTGGCGTAGGATCCGGGGAACGTTGCACCCGGCCGCAGACCGCCTTGCAGCTGCCAGATGTCCGCGACTGTCGCGGCCTGGCCAGATGCACTAACCCATTGCAATCCGTGTAGTTCGACGCCCCAACTGCCGAAATGAAACCACCAGTTGGCACCGGCGGGGAGGTCCCCCGGGTCTGAGCTGAAATGATCGCCAGCAGCCGCAGAGAAGTTATTGTTGAATGCGCTCGTTGGTGTGCCGCCCTTCAAGCCCCCATTAACTCCCGTCGCAAGCATGCCATTCGCGATGCGGTCACCTCGACCCCATACCGAGTCGTAATCGGACTCGATGAAGCGCAGCGAGCTATTTAGCGCGAATTGAAACTCAACAAGCTTATCGCCATTTGGACCGTCGTTCTTACCGAAGATCAGCCGGTAGTAGCGATACTTAAGAGACGGGTCAATACCAGTCGCGATCGGAACACCGGACGATAAAGCTGCACCATTGACAAACCCGAGATCGACATCCGGAATGACTTGACCTAATGCGTCCAACCCCATGAAAGCGTGCGCTTGATCATTAGCATCCAAATTTGATGCGATAATGTGCGAATCTCCGAGCGAGTCTCCAGCAAGGTTGGTGCCGCTCCAGACATCGAAGCCAAGTGGTGGAGTTTCTATAAACGCACTGGGACTCAGCGCGAGTGTCACATGATTGACGACCGAAACAGTCGTGGTCGTGGTTTGCAAGAAAAATTGGGTGCCAGCCGGATAGTTCGGTCTAAAATTAAATCCACCGACACCTGTAGCCGGATCGGCGGTAGCACTATTGTTCCAATTACCATTGTTGAGTCGGCCCCAAATCATTCCCGCATCGAAGTCGATTGCGTAGCTAAGAGTCTTGCCGGATGGATCACCGAATGCGCCACCACTGATCGCCAGTGTGTTAGCACCCGATCTCATGAAGTTCCCGGCTTGAGTCACACCCATAAAGCCGCCCGTACCGGCGTCCGCTTGCTGACCAAGAGCAGTTGTTATTTGACCAAAGCCGATCCAGTTTGCTCCGGAATGGAAGTCACTGGCGATGGCGATGTTCTGAAACTCGACATAAAATTTGCCGGTTGACATTGAAGTGGTAGAGCGGACACCGGAGAAGTTATTACCGGGCCAAGTCGCGGTCAGATTATTATTCGTCAGATTGACATTAAGTTTATCGGCGGGGTTCCATGTTGCGTTAGAGCCGGACGATGTCTTATCGACATCTAAAAAGAGCGCGGCTAGCGAAACGCTCTCCCCGAAGTCAAATTGAATGAAGGGCAAGTTCCCCGGGTTCGAGGTCAGGGGGTCACTCGTTAGCACAGCAGACGACGTAAACGAAGACGCCAACGGTGTGTACGACGTGCTGAAGTCCCCATCGACCATGTTAAATACTGGGTCGTTCGAGGAGAACCCCACCTGCTTGATGGCGACCGAGTAGTCGGGGCTGATGTCGGACATCAACAGACCCGGCGAGATCGGCAAAGTACCGGCGGGCATCAAACGCATATATCGGAACAGGCCGGTCGTCAGCGGCATTGTATAGTAACCAATGTTAGGCTGACCTGGCGATACCACGATGCCCTCGATTTGGGGAGCGCCAGTGCTGCCGGTAAAAATATTGATGGTGCCTTCATAGTTGGGATCAGGAGGTGAGCCGGTATCGATGTCGCGGAACACTCCTGTCACGAAGTCATCGGGGCCGACCGCATCGGACCCATTGGTCGCGGGGTTATTCGACAACACGACCTTGAAGTCGCCAAAGCCAAACGCCTGCTTCTGCAGACGGAAGAACTTCAGTTTCACCGGGTACCCGAAGTCGACTTGGATCCACGAATTGTTCGCAAGACCCGATGGGTTATCGAAGCCCCAGAAGGTCCCGGAATTCCCGTCAGCGATATTCGCGACCGAGTTCGCTAGATTGCGGAACCCGAATTGCGAGATGGCAGCAATAGCACCCATGTGATTATACTCGGTTGAACAGTAGGGTCAGCTGCAAGTCGCGAGCGTTTAGATCGATCGCGACAGGGGGCCCGACCTGTATCTCGTCTCCGACCGCGAATGCGACATCGGATGCGAATGTGAAGGTGGGGGTCGATGCGCCAGATGCGAAGTCAATAGACCCGATCAACGTGCCGTTGCCGTACAGGGGGAACGACAACGCAGCCGAACACGCGATGCGCAGCGATGCCTCAGAACCCACGAGGCCTGCGGCGATGGTCGTGGCTCGCACGAACTTGTGAGCGAACATATAGCCATCGGCTTGAATACCGATGCCCGGCTTGCCCGGATAGAAGAAGCCGACATCGTACACAAGAGTGTCGGCACCAAACACCTGAGTGAACAGCTTGTTGCCCGAGCCATCGACCGCATCAGGATTGAATGGGTCGTCCGTGTCGGTGTTCGCGACCAAGGTCATGAACAGGCCTTGGTTCGGCACGTCGATTAGATCGAGGTCCGCGAGTATCATGCCCGGGATGTAGTCGCCTCGAAAGTTCAGCTTGGCAATCGGCAGTGTGAACGGGCCGAACGTCGACGCATCGGTCAGAGTGATCAGGAGTTGTGAGCCGTTGACCGCAATGTTCGAAATCGACACGGCGGTCGGCGGCGATGTCTCCAACGCTTTCAGTCGCGTGTAGAGCTCGAAGAAATTATCGTCTGCCTCGTCTACCGTGAGAGGCGAGCCCTTGCCGGCGTTGCGCGGTGCCGGATGATCGTTTACATAGACAATGCCGTCGAGTGCCATTTGCTATTCCCTTAGGTGGAAGACTTGCGAACGTTGCCACGGGAGATGACTTCCGTGTTGTCGGTGTTGGTGTTGGTTGCGTACCGCAGTGTGATGCGGGATTGATCGATCTGGTTGCGGGCCTGATACTCCGTGACGGCCTCGACATCCACGAACGTCGAATGATCGTCGGGGTTAAACACACGCACCACGTCAAAGGTGCGCTGGATTTCATCCGACTTGGGCCACTGCGTTGGCGGCGCCTTCTGATTGATCGATGCGCTCAACTGGAATGCGTTCTGTCCAGCCGACCCCCACACCGTCGGAACGTTGGGCTTCGCGACTACGGGGAACTGCAGACCGATCGGGGCAGGCGGGCGGATCGCACCTGCAACATACGGTCGAACAATCTGCTCAAGCTTAGTCACTCGGTGCCTCCAAATTGATTTGTTGTGGAACTATCAGGTCGGAAAGGCCAATCGCGACTTCCTGCTTGAACGGCCCGCCGGACATCGGGGCCATTAGCAGAGAGACCGTCGTCGGTATCGTGCCTAGGAGTGTCGATATCGCGGCCTGATCACCGTACACTCCTGAGATCGCCAAGATCGCGGCCTTCTGCACGTTCGCGTCATTCTTCACCGTGATGTCGAGCACGGCTTGATTGTTGCTCAATCCCCCTGCGAAGTTCAGACCGTCGTCGAATACGACACTGGGATCCAACTGGAATTGCACGTCGCTTGTCGGGGTCAGACTGATTTGATTGTTGTGCTCTTGATACGCCGGATCGACATAGGCATCATCGACCCATGCGCCAGTGCCCGGAGATGAAGTGAAGGAGCCCCCGAAGCCGACAGCGCAGGCGATCGTCAGTGATGTCAGGGGGGTGCCGTCGCTGCCGTCGAGGTCGTGTGAGTACGAAGTGATCTTGCCGATCGCTTGACCGCCGGGTAGACGCGGGTCGTGGATCAGAGCGTTCATGCGCAATGAGCACGGCAAGCCCAAATCGAATGTGGTCTGGTAGGTGATCGTGATCGCGCGTGCTTTCGCGAGCAGGTTCGCACGAGCGACCATGATCAAGTATTCGACGGACTGACGACCTCGGGCGCTATGCACATAATCACGACCCGTCAAAGCACCCAATGGTATCGAGTCGTCAAAGGTGATATCCGATACGGGGTTCGCCGACAGCGTGAGCGCGATCGTCTCATCCGCATCATCGTCGGTCATAAGCTCCTGCATGTCGGCCGACAACGTGAAGGTGACGACCTGCGCATACTGGACACCGCGCGTATATTGCAGCACGAGTTCGGGCACGCCCCACCCGATCGGTACGACGACGATTGTGTCCGTCCCCTGAATGCTGGCGCCATCCACGCCAGAATACGTCGTGCCCGTGAAGCCAATCGGGAACACGATGGAACCCGTTGCAACTGGCGTGATGTCGCTGGTGTCGAATATGCCCGGGAAGATCAGAGGGGCCGCCGGCACTGACAGGAACGATTGATCCAGCAACTCGCCTACAGTCACGACCCAGCCATCGCCGATCGATGCGCCCGGCTTCGGCCATGAGCTCGCAAGACCCGTGAACGTAAACGAGGATATCTGTTGAAACTTCTGGCTTTCGAAGTTGCCGAAGAAGCCTAACACGTCTCGACCGAGATCAACGCTCCCCGTCGCAGACTGCTGCCACGGGATCGTTGCTTGCATCGTCACAGTCGACACGGGGGAGGCCTGCAGATTGACCTGCACGCCATCGTAGAAGATGTCGGATTGCTGGAACTCCACGACGCTATCGCCGACGATGATATCGGACGAAGTGACTTCATGCGTCACAGGATCGATATGCCACAACTCCGAACGCGCCTCGAGCACGGTGTCGTCATCGGACCACGAGTTTGGTGTGATGAAGATCGGATCCCAAAAAGGCAGGTTGCGCATGGTAGCGGCCAATGCGGCCTTGCGCGCCAAGAAGTCCGAAGGCTTCGCGGTGAATACGAGCGTGATGGTGGTATCGAATAGGTTGTCGGGCAGCGCGACTAGACGCCCCAACAGTCTCGGCACGATGGCAGTGCCGTTGAACCATGAAAACCACAACCATTGTTTGCGACCGGGTGCAAGCAATCCAATCTTCGGGTTCTTGATCGTGACCGACAATTGCGCAAAGTCACCCTCGGCCTGTGACATCGAGAACGAAAAAACGTCGAGGTCATCAACGTTGTGGATCGTGGGGTCGAATGCTGTGTCCGGGTCAACAAATGCGAAAAAGAAATTCCTCACCGACACGTCAAATCTCCTCCGCTGTCATCGACCACGACACCGTTCCATCCCACTCGACGTGCGAGCCGGTAAAGGCTGTGATCATCATAATCAGAACGGGTCGATAGTACGTGTAATCCCCCTCGACCCGTGGTGACCCCGACACCGCTGGCCGCGCTGGGTGTACCACAGACACGTCGCTTGTCAGGTACGCGAGCTCTGCCGAGCAATGCACCTCGATCTGATCCCCCGGCCACACCCCGTCAAGCGCTGGGGCTTCGACGTCTTGGCACGAGATCGTGGTCCTGTATTTCTTGAAGCCATCGAATGCGATGTTCTTCAAGTTGCCGTTGACCGTGCGCTTTACGTTTGCCGCTTGATCGATATGCTCAAGCGTCTGTGTGAGACCACGGGCTGAGTAAGGCGCGAGCCCCTGACCCAGTATCGTGAGTAGCGTCGAAAATCCCGGACCCGGCATTATTGTTGACCCCCAACCCATGCGGGCTTGCGCCCAGCTGATGATACTTGTTTTGCGACTGCGAACTTCGTCATGCGGTCGGCGACGGCCTCGGGCATCTGCAGGCCTTGGAACGTCTCTCCCCCGATCGTCAAGTTCAGAACGCGATTAGACTTCGCGACAGACCCACCAGACGCGAAGCGCTGGATCGGCATCGTCGTCACAAGACCGCCGTTCGCAAACCCGGGGATTACGCCAGACAAATCCAACGCACCATTGTTGATCGCCTTCATGAAACCAACACCGTACTTCGCGACGGCCTTCGCACGAACCACGAACTCGTTATTGGACAGCCATGCAGGGATCGAGTCCGAGGTCTCTGAACCCGCGCCCCTGATCAGACCACCACCCGCAGCCGAGACCGTGTTGCTCGAGTCGCCTCCTTGCGCGCCGTCCGATACCTGACCTTGTAGGCCAAGCAACGTCTTCGCTTTATCGATCAGGTCGCCGAAGAAGCCTTTGACCGTGTTCCACATGTTGGTCGCGCCAGACGTGATCTTGTCCCAACCAGCTTGGAACGCGGCCCCGATCGCGTTGCCGACATCAACGGCCATTTGCACAAGACTGTTGAAACCATCGACCAGCTGCTGCCACAATGCCTGCGCACCAGCAACGACCGCCGCCCACACGATCGCAAGGTTGCCCGGGAACGACGTAAAGAAACTCAGCACTGAATTGATCGCGTCAATTCCCGCAGTCTTCAACGTGTTGAACGCGGCTTGGATCGATGCGCCTAACGCCTTCCAGTCAACTGACACAGCGAGGGCAACGAGTGCCGCCGTGATCAACACGACTGCGATGATCAGTGGGCCCGACATGAACAACTGCAACACGCTGAACACCTGCACGCCGATATTGATCACAGCAAACAACGCCGTAAAGCCGCCGGTCATCTGCAACACGACCGCAAGGATCAGGAGGAAGTTACCCGAGATGTTCGTGCCGAATGTATGGTTAATGAAGTCCGCGACCGTTTGCAGGATCGCGAGGAAGCCCTTGAAGGCCGGGACAATGACAGTCTGCACGACCTGAACCGCAGACTTGCCCATGTCGATCAGGAACACCGTGACTTGCTGGATCGACGGACCCGATGTCGTGACCAACTCATTCAAGGACTTTGCGGCCGTGTTGATCAGGGTGTTGATCTGCGGCATCGCTTGATCAATAAGGTTGATGATCTTGTCGACCAGCGTTGACAAGATGGGACCGAACGCATCACGCAAGGACTTCTGCACGGACAACGACTGCTTGCCCAACGTGATCAAGGAGTTCGTCAGGTCGGTGCCGTAAATCTTGACCAGATGATTGAAGGCTTCGGTCTGCTCAGCCTGAATTTGCAACTTCTGGTTCTGCTCGAGGGTGACGCGCTGCGCTTCTTGCAACGCCTCGTGCGCCCGCTCCTGATCCTTGAACTTCTGGTTCAGGTCGGTAACAGCCTGACCATAGGTGACGTAGTTCAGCTTGCCAGCCGCGAGGTCACGGTTGAGCCCTTGGATGCTGTTGTCGTATTCGACGGCCTGAGATGCGTTGCTCGCAACCTGCCTATTCAGTTTCTCCTGCTGCTTCGTCAATTCGGCGGTGAGATCCGTCGGAGCGCGCGTTGCGGCCGTGATCGATTGCGCGAACTTGGCAAGACCCGTGATTGCGCCTAGAGCAGCCACGCCCACGCCGGCTATTTTGACGCCGAACGATGTCACGTCCCCCACGCCAGTACGCACAGCAGAGCCCAAGCTACGGGCGGCAGCTTCGATCGACGCTAAACGGTCAGCAGCACTGCTATCGGGGACCGCGTTTTGCACGCCCGATAGTGACTTCGTGATCTGGTCGGAGGCGCTCCCAACAGCATCAGCTGATTTCTGCGCGCTGGCCGCAAGCTTGTCGAGGGCGGCCGCTCCCTGATCACCGACGTTCTGCAGAGTGGCGACAGCATCGTCGCCGCCCGTGATGCTGATATTAGAAATTAGGTCTGGTGTGTCGTCAGCCATTTGCAAATGCTTCCTTATAGAACTGAGATATGCGTGAAGCTACAGAGCGCGCGACATCGCGCAAATGAAACTTGCGCGGGATCGTGACGTGATCCTTGCCGAAGTACTTGGCCTCAGCGGGCTGACCCTTGCCCTGCGACGCCATCAACAGCGGGGCCTTGCCCGGGCGATCGACACGAAACAGGTCCCCCGAATAATCGCGCGCCCTGACACCTTGCGCGTCGTCGGCGAATGACAGGGGAATCCACAGCATCGGCTTGCCCTGAATTGTCGCTCCAAACTCGAACACCCTCCAGAAGGTGACGGAGTGTGTAAATCGAATGTTGATATCAGATCGCGACTGAAACGAGACCTTCGCCTGCAGTCCCTGCTGCCATCGATCGGACGTGAACTTGCCGCTCGAGGCCATGTCGGCTTGACCTTCGGAGATAAGAGTGTCCGCAGCCTTTTGGGCTGCGGTCTGTGCGGCGACAATTTGGCGCTCACCAAATCGCTGCGTTCGGTTTTTAAACTGACGCCCGATCTGGTCCATGTTGTCAAAGCTGATCTTGATCGTCACTTTGCTTCCTCAGCTTGCTTCTTGATCCACTCCATATAGGAGCGGTCGTTGGCTTGCGCCATTCGCGCGACACGAGCGCCATTGATCTCCTCGCGCAGCTCCTCGCGGTAGATTAGTTCGGTCCACGCGGTGAGCTGCTTCGGAGTCATTCGCCAGCAGTCTCGGATGTCGTGGCCGTGCTTGACGAGTCGGGAGATGGCGCGGGCGACTTCGTAAGCGGGACCTTGCCACGCACGCCGGCCAAGTCCGCCGCTCTTGCCAGCGCGTCGAGAAAAGACTTTGGGCCCTTGGGGAACGTGAGCTCGAATATCTTCTCGACGATTTCGGTCTGCTCACCAAGACCTAACTGAGTCATCGCGAACGCGATCGTTGAGGGGTCGCCCTGCATGCCCACACCCATCGCGATGATCTCGCCGACCGTGTAGCCGAAGCGCGAGATCAGGCCCTTGAGTTCGGCCTGTTCGATTGCGACACCTGCGAACGCCTTCTGCAATTCGGGGAATGTCTGAAGCAGATGCACCAGACCGTCAGCCGTGATCCCCGATACTTCGAGGTCGGAGCCGCGGATCGTGACGGTCTTTTTGTTCGGTGCGATGTCAAGTAGCGATACCATTTGGTTCTCTCTTTGTTGCGTTCACTGCACAATGCAGCGTAGTGTTGCCCACAATGGGCGGATCAGGAGCCGGGCGCGACGTTCGTGAAGGTCACGAGTCCGAACTTGCCCACGTTCACGCCATCGGTGGCAGCGAGGACGTCGGCTGTGGTCTCCATATTGCCGAAAGCATCGGAGATAAAATCGATCGCGCCGGTCGGCGTGAACGACACATTGTAGAGATCGACCGTCATCTGCGGACCGACCTCGTTGGTGCCGACGAACTTCAATTCGCCGTTGATCGCATCCTCGCTGAAGATCTCGACCGTCGGGTGCCCGCCGACTGCGAAACCGTCAGCGTCACCACAGAGCATCAGACCGAGGTTGTCGGCCGTGAACTCTTCCATGACGATCTTGACCGTCGAGGCCTTCTCCAAGATGATCGTCAAGTCTTTCAGCTTGGTACCGGCGCGCGACGTGAAGTGGTCTAGCGTCGTAATGTTCGGGGTCAGCGTCATACCCGTGACGTTGCCCAGATCGCGGAAGGTGTCAGACCCTTCCTTCTTGAATGATAGAATCCCCTTGCCAACTTGAAGGTTGCCAATGTTCGGGGACGTCGTGCTGGGTGTCGGCATTGTCGTAGTGCTCCTTGGTTAAAATTGCAGAACGTAAGTGAGCTGGTAGTTCATGCGGATCGTACCGCCTAAAACTGAACCAGATTTTAGATCAGTGGTCGTGGAGTAATACACGATGGTTCCATTTGGCCCGATCAAGCCCCGTAGCGTCGCATCGTTCGCGATGGCCGCATATAGTTTGAAACGGAGAGCGTTGACCTGTTGCCCGACTTGATCATTCTGCGGGCGCGCTTCCGGTAGGAGGAAATACATCTCAGGAGTCATCGTCATGAGCTGTGGTGTGACGCCCCCGTAGTTTGAACGCGAGGGCGGGCCGAGCTTGGTGGGAAGCTCGTCCCCATCAAGTAGAACGAAGGCGGGGCGGTCATCAGTTGACAGCAGACCGCTGTTGCGTCGCTTCGTCTTGACTCCGTCGATCGTGGAGCCGATCGCGAACAGCTGCGCTAGAATGAGTTCGCGTTTGTCAACCAGGTCTGGCATGTTCATAGCATCCATACTATTTGAGGGTGCGGTGGTGGGGCGGCGGCAGCAGCGACCTGAAAACCATGCGTAGCTGCGATCCAGCCCAGAAAAGAAGATGGAGAACTTACTAGCTGATCCGCTGCCAATGGTACGTGATTGACTCGCTTGGTGCCGACCCACAAGTTATTTGTGAAAGTGGCGTTTGGAGATCGGTAGGCTTCCAAGAAACCATGCGCGGTGTCCGGGAGCAAGCTACTGGCGGCTGTGCTATCTCGGCCGCACGTCATGCCAATGATAATTTGCGAGGACGCCGTACTAGATATGCCCGCGCCTACGGCGGTTGAGTTGTCAATTGCGGTCTTGGCAGTGGTGGAGCTATGAAACGACGTCGCGTCGAATTGTACCGTGGCCGAACCATGAACGCCTCCCGGGACAACGATCACGACGGCGGCTGGCTGCACCACCAGCCCCGCACCGCTGGTCGTAAAAGTAGAGGTCAGTGTCTCCCCGTTGATGTCGCGCGATGCTTGCATCTCGTCTAGGAAGCACCCGGTGATCGCGCCATCGTTGGCAGAGGTCCCGGACACAAATTGTGTTACAGCTCCAGAACTTCCTCCGGAGAGTGTATGAGCCGCCGCAGGAAAACCGGCCGTGACGGTGGCAGACCACGCTATTAATATCAAGTCTCCAGATTTCGCTGTCACTGTGTTCGTGACCGGATTAGGATTAGCGGTCGCTGATGATTGGTTCGCGAAGGTCTTTAGAGCCACGATCGATGGGTCGAAGTCCCATGATGCGAAGCCTGCGGGCATCGCAGTCACGAACGGCCCAGTGAAGTTAGCTGTCATGGGCTGGCCGACGCTGCCCCCGCCACCCCAGCCAAAGAAGGGAACAAGCGGCGTCGCTGTGATAGACAAGCCACCAACGTTGGTGGCGGGATCTGCTCCTGCGGTGGGTTGGTTCCAAGGACCAGCCTTGGTGATATTCTTGAACCAGACCTTCATATGGTCCAAGTCGACAGCGACGCCGATAACATCGGTCGCAGACGGGGACCCATTGATAGTGACGCCGGTGTTCGATCCACTTATAAAGATCGCGCCAGAGCCGCCTTGATATAGACCGACACCACCCCCGCCGCCCCCGACCGTGACTTGGTTCGCGATGGTCGATGAAGGCGTGTTGAGACCGACGCTTGATTGCGAGCCGCCGTTGGTCGAAAGACCCCTTACCTCGAAATACCACTTGCCTGAGGACTTGGCGTCGGCTGCGAAGCCCTTACAGCCGGAGGGATTTGCGGTCGAGGTGTTTGTGCCGGTCAGGCCGCCGTTCGATAGCGTGACGTTGATAGCGGTAGACGGATCGAACTGGATAGTCATATCAGCGACTCCCTAGCAGATACCAATCGATATCGGCCATGGTCGTGTCAATGGCGGCTGGCCCCGTGACGGTCATGACGTCTCCGATCGCCCAAGCAACGGCCGAACTAACCACTGTCGCGGTCGCGCTACCAGCTGCATAAGTGACCGTCACAACCGTGGTGCCATTTTGCTTGATCAGGAACACGGCGCTCGCGGTTGGGGCCGTGCCGCATTCAAACTTAGAGCCGACCATATTTGCCGGCCAATTAAAAGCTCTTCCGAGCTTCGTGCGGAACATCAGCTGCGTCGCGGCTACGATCTTGCCGGGGAAGAACATCATCGCATCTGCGACATTCAGCGCGGGGGTCCCGGGTGACCCATCAGCTCCCGCTGGGCCCGGCGCACCCTTGATGTTCGAAACAGGCGAGCCCCACGACGTACCCGACCACTGGTATATGTCGTCATTCGTAGAGTTCAGGTACAGGTCATTGGTGAGCATCGTCGAGATGCCGGAAGATGTTGGCACACCAGCGTGTACGAACCAGACCGATCCGCGTACACCATCTGCCCCGGGAGCGCCATCAGTACCATCAGTACCATCCGTTCCGGGAGCACCGTCAGCACCCGCAGGTCCAGCCGCACCCGGCTCACCCTGATCACCTTTCACGCCCTGAGGGCCGGGGTCTCCCTGATCGCCTTTCAGCGACCCGAGGTCTTCCCAAGCTCCGGCCACTTTATTGAAAAGATGCTTTGAGGTGGTTTGGAAGTACTCGTCTCCGTCATTCCCCAGCGACGGATCAGGATCGACTGAACCGACGATGATCGTCGCGCCATTCGCACCATCCGCCCCCGGTGTGCCCGTGTCACCCTTGTCGCCTTTCGGACCTGCGACTCCGGGATCACCTTGATCTCCTTTGGCTCCGGTTGCTCCTCGTAAGTCTCCTTCGTCGGCCCACGCTCCTGCGGACTTGAAGAAGAGGTGCTGTCCAACTGAGTCGAAGGCAACATCCCCATTGTTGCCAAGACTGGGGGATGGAGTGCCGGAGGTGATACGGATGGTAGCGCCGTCTTGTCCGACAATGCCATCCGCGCCTTTAATATTTCCTTTAGCGACCCATGTTCCCGCAACCTTCGAGTAGTACTCGAATGTGTCAGTAGCAATATACAAGTCGCCATTAGCGCCAAGACCATTGCTAGGAACACCAACGCCAGTGAGTATTTTAGAACCCGCCGTTCCCGCTGGACCGGGAGCGCCGTCTGACCCCGCATCTCCTGTGTCACCTTTGTCTCCCTTCAACCCTTGGACGCCTTGCGACCCAGTATCGCCTTTGTCACCCTTGAGACCAGCCGGACCCGGAGCACCTTTGATGTTCGTTTGAAGCGTCCAGTGGCCCGACAACTTCTTGAAAATGTCGTCCGACACCGTGTCGAGGTACAGCTGATTGTCGATACCAAGGGTGTCGGCTGGTGCTCCTGCACCCGTGAGGATGTCGGTCTCGCCCCCGATCACGACCGTACCGTCTTTGCCTGCGGGGCCCTGTTCACCCGGCACGCCCTGCCCACCGCGGATATCGACGGCGTCTGCGATGTCAGCCACCTCGCCCGTGGCCCCGATGTACGCGCCGGCTGCCGGCTTCGTACCCCCGCCTCCGGTCCAATCGACAATGCGTTGCACGTCGCGCGCACCATCTGCGACGACAGCGAGCACGGGGGTCCAGCCATCACCCCCTTGCGTGCCGGGGACTCCGATCGGATCGAGGACGACTACACCGCCAGTGGGCGGCGTCACCGTTATGACAAGAACCTTGGTATCGTTGACTGTGATGTCTACCATGATCAGGACGCCACTTCTTCGTCGTCATTGAGACCGCCGATTGCGGCGATCGTTCCCAAGAGGTAGACCTGCTCGTCAAGGCCGTTGCGCACCTCGACCTCGTAAGAGTTCTTGCCCGTGGTGCCATCGTTCGGGGTCTGCGTCAACGATCGCGTTTGAAACGAGGTCGGGATAAACGACACGTCGCCCGGCGCGTTCTGCAACACGGTGCCGGGGTTGCCGGTCGTGTCGAGGTCTTGCGTGATCGACAAACGAAACGCCAGCGTCTTGCCTTTGTAGACCGACAGGCGAATGTCATCGTAGGGAATTGCCACGTTATCGACCATGAAGGACAGACGAAGCGGCGTCGTCGACCCCCGTACCCAAGTGAAGTCATATGTTGCCGGTGTCATGATTACCCTCCGGAGTCCGTGCCAGTGTGATCGATCATTTTGTGGTTGATGGTATCGATAATGTATATGTCCGTTGTGACCCGCGTTCGCAGCGTGTCGGGTTTTGTGCTATCGAAACCTATATCGCTGCCACCCGCGACCGTGAAAGCTTTGCTGTTCGGAGGTGTCACCGCAAGCAGGGTTTTCTTTATCGTAAAATTATCGACCTCGCTGGAAGCCGATGAACCTGCGCTGTTACTTCCTGTGGTTGTGAACGTTCCGATGGCCTGTGCCATATTCCGCGCGTTGACTTCTAGGTTCTTACTTAGAAGCCCATTATCTTTAGACGGAAGTATCATCGTGACGGCAGTGGCGATTTTTAGCAAGGTGCTCGTTTTGGGATCGTTACTGCTATGCACCGATAACACGGTGATCGGTCCCTTTTGCAAGTCTTTCAAACTGAACAACGTGCTGATATCAAAATCATCGCTAGAGACCTGCACCGTCTTGCCAGCACTCGGGCCAGATGCGGAGCCGACGCCGGCAGCTACAGCGAATAAGTTATCACCGAGACTTGTAAAGCTCGAGCCGCCGACAATGGCCCCGTGATTCCCACGCATTGTCACGCTGGCGGACATCTGCAATATCCAAAGGCCGTTAAAAGAGACCGAAGAGATCCGTGACTTCGTGTCTTGCTGCAGGTTTGTAGGTGCGACCATTAGACTGCGGGTCCCGCGTACATCGTGATAGCAGTCCAGAACACAGTCGTGCCGTCAGGCGTCGGGCCCGACACTGGCAGAATGATGCGGAACAACTGGCCCTTGAACTGAATGATGTCCTGCTCGTGATCGGGGCCGGTCACGAGGTCGAATGCTGATATTGCGAACTTGTTCGAGCCGTCAACATACAAGCCGCGCTCGGTCGGCTTGATCTCCATGCGCGCGATCGTGCAGGGGCGCTTCGCTTGCGATCGAATGAGGAAGCCGTTCTTGGCCTTACCGCCCCACCGCACGATCATTTGGTGGGCGTCTCTTTGTAGTCGCTTGGTGTCGGGCATTAGATTGCCACCACGCCGGGCTTGTTGCGTATGGCCATCTGCAGGAAGCGGCGACCATAGACTGTAGTGCCGAACATGTCAGACGACGCGATTGCGCTAGAGGAGCCGCCTTGTCGATATGAGACCGACATGCCCCCGAAGCTTTCGGAGGCGATCATGTTCGAGCCGAGGTCACCGATCTCCGGCTCGTCTCCCGCCGTCGTGTTGTCGGTGGCGAACAGATGGGCGGCAAGGTACATGATGGCCGGTTGATAGTCGGTCTCGATCCAGGTGTTGTCTACGGAGTTCGCGGCCTCCGCAATTATGGCTGTGATCGTGTCGGCATCCGCGTCCTCGAAAATGGGGAAGCGCGCGAAGAACTGATCACTCGTTGGCAACGTGAAGGGCATACGTCAATTCTCCTCGATTTGAAGGGGCCGTCCCTTGGAGCAGGGCCGGCAGCGATTGATTTGGGGACGTGCCCCGATGCATCGTGCGTTCGCAGGGGCCAGCCGCCCTACGCCTCGATTTTGACACGCTTCTTTTTGCGGGTCTTCGAAACTGTTTTGTCGCTCGATCGAGCGTGGGGTTTCTCCTCCGCCGGGGGCTTGTTCGTAAGAGGCTTCTTCGCGGCCTCCGCCAAGAATGCCGTGACCGCGGCCTCATTGTCGTGCCACGTCTTGCCTTCGTCGATCGAGAACTTGCCGTCCACAGACTTCAGGCCGGGCAGGCCGTCGATCAGGCACGGGACAGGGGCGATCACATCCTTGAGCACGCCGTCGCTGTTGTCGTCTTTCGTGCGATCGGGGGCCGGCGGGCGCTGTTCGGTCGGCTTGTTCGCAGGAGTCGGCGTACGGCGCGGGTCGTCCTTTGACGGCACCTGCTCTTTGATCACAACCTTCTGCGCCTTGAATGCGACATCCTTGAGCAGCAACGAAAGCTGGCCGCGTGTCGGGCGCTGCTGACCAACGGCCTCGGCTCCAACCAACGCAATCGTGCGTGTCAGGATCGAGTCGTAGTCCTCAGTCGTGATCTTCGACAGGATCGACAGGCACTCTTTGGTCTGATTGTCGAGCTCGGTGCTGGTCTCGAACACGCACAGCGGATCGGTCGCCATCGCCTTGCGAATGAAGCGGATCGTGACATCGGGCAGGCACGCACGCTTCACTTCACCCGGCTGCACGCGCACGGGTCGTTGATCGATGTCGAGAATAATGCGGAGATTGTCGCCGAAGTTCACGAGCGCGCAGTTCGCTTCGGGCAGTTGACGCTTTGCAAGCGGATCCATTTTGATATCCTTTGACCCTCAGGTCGGTTTGATTGAAGAGCAGCCCCCGCGCATAGGGAAGTATGCGCGGGGACCTCTCACGTGTGCTCAGACTATTGGGACGTCTTAGCTGAGCTCGTCGGCGGTCAGGATACCGTCGACGTACCGCACGGAGCCCGGGCGCCGGATCTCCAGACCCGCGAGTCGGAAGATGCCCGGAACGTCGAACACCATCGGTCCGGTCTGGAAGACAGGCAGGAACTGATGCGGCATCGGGATGTGCATCTTCAGGATTTGGGGATCCCGACGATATGCGATCATACGGCCCGATCCACCCTGACCAGCAGTCTCAAGACCGCGAACGCCGCGGATCGTGAGGGGTTGACCGGTGGTGAGGGTGTACACGTTCTTGGTCATGATGTAATCCAGAGCACTGATTGCAGTGTTCGGGATACGGATCGTACCCAGCAGCGTCAGGCAGGCGACGGGCAGAAGGATGGTGTCCGCCATTTCGATCTGCAACGTGCTGACGTAGATGCCGGTGAGCGCATCATTGATATCCTTGATGATGCCGTCAGCCGACTTCAGGTTCCAGACAGTGTGGCCGGCCTCGATCGATGCGAGGACGGTCGTAATGCCCGGGTAGTTGATCAGGCCGTTCATACCCTTCTCGGCCTTACCACGAAGTGCACAATCGTCCACGAACTCTTCGTAAGCACGAGTCGCGGCCGTCGCACGATCCGCCGACAAGTTCATGCCGGGGATCATCATCGCCTGCCCGATTTCCTCGAGCGTCCAGCGATAACCGATGTCGGCCATTTCGATGCCGACCTCGTTCTTCGTGCGGTCGATGTCAGCGACGTGAATGTCTTTCGCGTAGCTGTGGAACCAACCGGCCCGACCCATCTTGTCGGAGCTGTAGTAGGTGACGGACTTCGCCCACTGATTGGCCGACGTGTCGACCGGGATCAGATTGGGGTACTGAATATCAGGGTACTGAACCTGATAGACCTGCGTCTCGATGTACGCAGTCTGGGAAATAGCAAACCCAAGGGCCTGCTGAGCGTCTACCATTTGACGTCGCATAGTCTTTGTTCTCCTGTGCGCCCTCTAAGCGCGAATGGTTTAAGTCTGAAAAGGCCCCCTTAGGCGCCCGGTTGATTACGCGTTGCCGGTGGCCTTCTTGCCAGCCGTCGCTTCGAGGATCGCAGCACCGCCGACGCCGCACGAGGTCTTGTAGCGCCATCCCGGCACGGGGCCGACAATGTTGCTGCCAGCGGCCGCCATGAACACGCCGGAGACGGTGTTGTAGAAAACATCGCCGTTCGCGACGACAGCGGCACCCGGGGCTACCCAGATGTCACCTTCCTCGAGAACCGCCATGTTGTTCGGCGCCTGATAGTGATCGACATCGGCGAGCGCAACATCACCACGGAGGGTGATGTCGCGAACACTGACGCCAACGAGGTGTGCGAGAGCGCCGCCGAGGACGGCACCTCCGTCGGAGAGCGCGCCCTGCCCAACGGCAAGACCGAAGCCAATGCCCGGCTCTGCGGTCTCGCAGATGCGGGAGTTGACTTTCGCCGAGTCCAAGTTCCCGGCAATGACGCCGGGTACCGGGGGGCGAATGTGCTCAGAATAGGTCGTCTGCGTGGTCATTGTGTCAAATTCCTTTTGACAGGTTGAAGGGACTTAGAGGGCGCATTGCGCGATACTGGGTATTCATGCAACCAGCGCGACTCCGCGCGCTGGTCGATATCGGTATTCCGAGGACGCTTAGTGGGCCGGGGTCGGGCCGCCGGCAGTCTTCCAAGCGTTCTGCAAGCGCTGGTCGCGATCGTTGAGCGCCTTGTCGACCGCATCGTTCTGCTGCACGGTCGGTGCGGAGAACGCGCGGGCCGTGTCGAGGACGCCACCGCGGCCGTCGGTCGTGGTCAGCTTGGTCAGGTCGATGCCGGCAGTCAGGGTATCGAAGGACACCTTGACCTGGTCGGCGGACCAGCCCTTGGCAGCGTCGCCCAGCTTCGCGGTCACGACCTGCGAACGAATTTCGTCGTCGGTCTTGCCGTCGATAACGAGGGTCGAAGCCTTGTCGCCCATGACGAACCGTGCCTTGTCGGCGACGACCTTGCGGTCGGCAACGAGGGCATCGAGCTTCGCAGGGGTAACGACCGCATCCTTGAGCTGCGACTCGAGGGTGGTCACCTTGGTGGAGGCCGTCGCGAGGTCGGTGGTGAGCTTTGCGATCTCACCATCCTTCGCCGCAACCACAGTGTTGTGGGTCGTCGTGGCAGTCGTGAGGCGGCCAGTGAGGTCGGTGACGCTATCGCTCAGGGTCCGGATATGACGCTGAATGATCTCGCCATCGTTGCCGTCGCCGACCTGCACGGTGATGCCGTCGATTACCATGGTCTTCATAGCTTTAGATCCTTCTGGGCTACGCCCCTTAGAATGATCGTCAACCGTGTGGCTGCGATCGATGAATGACAACACCGCATTGATCGCGGCAAGAATGTCCGCGTCTCCGAGTGCCGTCGCCGATGTTTGAGCGGCCAACAGATCGCTCATGTAGACTGTCCCGTCATTGAAGAACGGGAATTCCACTTTGCCGTCTTTCGCTTTCGCGACTCCTCGTGAACCCTCTGGTGCTTTGTCATGCAACGAAAGCTTACCATTCGAGATCGCCGATACCGCATCGATGATGGTCGCACGGTCAATGATGCTCGATGCAGCACCGTCGCCGATCCTCAGGGCCGCACCACCTCGGGCCGCATCAACGACCGCAACGTGGTTCGCCGTGATATTCGATTGCACCGCGTCGTACTGGGTACCGTCAGGGGCGGTACCCGCCGTCATTGCGATGTCACAAGTGTAGCCAACAGAAAGCTCAGCCTTCCCGTCCTTGAACTTCTGGACTGCCTTCTTGTCCATCAACGCCATCGGGATGCGAATATACTCACCATCGCGAAGCACGTCGCCGGACAGCTGACCGGTCGCGTAGTCTTTCCAATTGTCCGCCGTCACCGGCACGGGCGGGTGATCGTCAGTCATCGGCTTGTATGCGAACGTCGATAACGAGGTCTGGTCGAACACTTCGGACTCGGGCCGATAGACCTTCATGACCTTGCGCGAGTCCTGACCCGTGAGGCCAAGCTCGGAGCCGTAGTACAACTGAATGCCCGTGCGTGCGATGCGCGGGGCTGCGGTCATGTAGCCGTCACGCGTGTAGTTCACATTCGACGCCTTGTCGATCACCAGCGTCTCAGTCAGGTTGCGGATAGCCATTACAGTCTCCAATGATTGCGGACCCACGGGGTCTCGGCTTTGATTTCGGGATCCCACGGTTTGTAGAGGCCATGGAAGAAGTGGATAACGTTGTCGGGCTTGCAGCCTTGCAGTTTAGATTGCAGCGGATAGGACACGACCCGCGGGCTCTTGATGCCCACCGACCCGTCGCGCCCCATCAATCGATAAGACAACCACGCTTGATCAGAGCCATGGTAGCCAGCGTTCGCGGCTTCGATGCGTGACTCGTTTCCTTTGAACTCGTCCCATATGAACTGCAATGTGCCATCTGAGTTGAACATTTGCAGTGATCCATTGAACACACCACGCCCAGTGCGCCCACCAGGTAACTCCCATCCGATGTAGTCTCCCTTGATTGTAAACAAGTCAAATAGTGGCCCGCTCACAACCGCATCAACGTCGAGACCAACGATACGATCCCCGATCTTGATGCCGAGGTCGCGTTGGGTCTTCTGGTCGTATAGTTTCAAGCGTCGGTAACACGAAGGCAGGTAAGCCTTCGTGGCATTCGTCAGCATCCTGTGATCGTTCCACAGCTCGAACGTCTCGCATTCAACGCCGGTGGGATCATCGGTGATGCAAATGATGCGATGATCGCAGTCGAGGTGGCGCTTGATCATCGCGCACATGGTGTTGATATGCACCGCGGTATAGACTCGATTGAGTCTCAGGTTCTCCTGATACCACTTCAACAACACGACTGTGATCATAGCACGCGCTCATACGGCAGCCGCAGGGGATTCGACGCACGATAGGGCGTGCCTCGTCGTTTCTCCTCCAATGCCGGGTTAGAGGCCGCATAGTATTCACCCTCTTTGCGGGAGTACTTGCGCGTGTTCGCGTCCGGTATCTCGTCCGTTGTGAACTCGTACAAATAGAAGTCGGCCATCTGCTTCTCGATCAGACCAGCCCCCTTCGCACACTTGCGGAAGTTACCATCGCTGCCATAGAAGCCAACGAAGTCTTCGTCGTAACCGCCCATGTCCCAGAAGTCGCGCCTATGGAACAGGAACGAGTTCGGGTGTGGGTGCTTGGGCTCACCTCTGCAAACACGGTTCGGCATATAGTAGGTCTTGCGTGTCGGCTCGAAGCGCATCAGCGTTGCGATCTGATCCGTGTTGACCATGTGATCCATGTCGGTCAACAATACCCAGTCAGTCTGCGCATGATGCATGCCGATATTGCGTGCCGCGTCCTGACCCCACGGCCTGTCCTCGAGCACGCGAAACAGCATCAGGTCGATACGACAGGCGCCATGCTTGCGCACGACATCGAGCGCGGGCGAGTCCGTTGATCCGTCGTCGACAATCAGAAACCGAACGTGCCCATAGATCGGGTCGTACTTCTTCCACTCGTCGAGATGCAGTCTGAGCATACCCGGGTTCTCGTAGTATGCCATGACGATCGTGACTTCGTTCATGCTCGTCCCCGCCAGTAGTCGGTCTGCAAGTCAGGCCGAACAGGAGGATACCCAAGCGAGGAGTTGGCCTCGCCCATAACGTGGTTGACAAGACACGGCACGCGGAACGCGATCACGTGGCCGGCATTGTTGATGCACTCACCAATGATGCCGTCAATATTCTTGTCCTTCTTCGGGTCGTCAGCGTAGTGCTGGAACAGCGGGTTGGATAACAACGCCTTGGCCCAGTCGCGACGAAACAGATAGCACTGGGCGCCCCATGTCTTGCGACCATGCTGCATGCCCTCGAAATGATAACCGGGCATCAGGCCCAGACCATGCGCCTTCGAATGACGACGCGGCAGATATAGACTGATGCAGCGCACGCGCCGGTTGTTATCGTCATCCCAATTGCGGCGATCGAGTTCAGCAATCAAGCGCTCCGCACAATTGGGCACCCACGTGATATCGTCTTCGCAGACCATCATCCACGGGTACGGATATTGACCCGAGTCCGCGATCACAATCATGGTACGAAGCGCGTTGACCCAGTTGCCCTTGTTACCAAGGGGTACCGCATTACGATAGACCGACACGCCATCGAGGTCGCAGGGGCCATCAGCGAACACCATGGCGTCGATCAACTGGAACCCCGCGAGTTCGAGCGATAGCAACGACTTCGCGATCGTGGGGCGCGGTCGCGGTGCTGTGATGATGCCGATTTGGATCAGCGTATCACTCATAGCTGCACCACCCAATACGACGCCTCGAGTTTGTAGTTGCGCGGGTCACGCTTGCGATAGGTGATCTGCGCACGCTTGAGGAACGTTTCATCCACGGCCTGCTTCACACCCGGCCACGTGTAGTCGTCGCCAGAGATCACACCATATGGCTTCATCTTCGGCAGCCACACGTCAATGTCATCGCGGACGGCTTCATACGAGTGATCGCCGTCGAGCATCAGGAAGTCGACTGACTCGTCTGCGTGCTCGAGGGCAGCATCGACCGAGAACTTTCGGATCGGCTTGATGATGTCCGAGAACGGCTCACAGTTACGAAGGAACGTCTCATAGACCGAGCGCCCCTGCAACGCCTTGAAGTGTTCAGTCATGTTGAGGTCCGGGCCACCGTCGATCCACGGATCGACGCATTCGAACTTGATGGCCTTCTCCGACTCCTTGATCAACTCGGCCATCAGGCATGCCGACTTACCAAGCCACGACCCGACTTCAACGAACAACGCGGGGCCCTTCGTCTGGTCTACCATCTGCCGGTACAGCAGTTCGAATGCTGCCCAGCCGTCGACTGTCTTCCAATGATCTCTCATCCCCATACTCCGTTCTCGAGCTCGCTCACGAGCACATCCCACACTTGATTGCCCTTGTGGTCTTGGGCGTTCCCCTGCACGTCGAAGAACCGCGACTCGTAGTAGCCGTGCATCGTCCACGCCACGCTGGTCTCGAGTATGAGCCAGCGCTTGGTGTTCCTGTCTTGCACCATATCGATGCAAGCCCACTTCAGCTGTTCATGATCGAAGAACAGGTTGGCCTGCACCAGCGCCGACTCGATGTCGGGGCTTAGATTCGTGACTGGCGTGACATCACCAGCGCCGTTAGTGCCTTTGTTCGCTCGACGGATGACGCATCGCTTGGTGCCGATAGCGAGTACTCGAACGTCGGCGTCATTGTCGGCGACGAACTCCTGCCACAACAGATAACCGCGTTGGGTCTGGCCGTGTCGACACTTAATGCCGACATCGGAGAAGGCGTGTCTAATCTCCAATCGCGCTTCGTCAATCGTCGATACCACTCGGACGTTATGGGAAGAGGCACCTTCTGATCCTTTGCTCATGAACGGCAACGCGATCTGGTTCGCGTCGAGTGCGCGGCGTGCAGCGCCGGGTGTGTAGTAGACGTGGGTGCGCGGCATCCATCGTGCGAAGCGGCGTGCCTGTTCGAGCTTGTCATCGTAGAACACCGACGACTGATAATCTGGGATAAGTATCAACTCGGGGTTCATTGCCATGATCGCCATGACGCGCTTATGCAAGATGCGCACCGACGGGTGATGGTGCATATGCATGAACACATGCCCGAAGTCTGGCTTCCTCGGGTCGTCGAATAGGTGCGCGTCATGACCGCGGGCTTGAGCGACCTGCGCAAGCTTGCTACCCCAGTCGTGGGCATCCTCAAAACACCACAGCTTCATGACGCGCTATTCCTTATTGAGCCCGAAGGCTTCTCGTTACGCCCAGGTCTTCGCGCCGGTCTTGGGATCGATGATCGGCGTGTTCAGGTCACGAGCCTTGCCGATATGCGGAGGAAGCTTGCCTTCCTGCGCCTTCACGGCCTGGTCGTGGATCTTCTGCTGGTTGATATCGTGACCAGCCTCATTGGCTTCGTTGCGAGCGGCCATCGCCTTGTCCTGCACGGCCGCCTGCTTCACCGGGTCGACCACGTTGGTCTTGACGTTCTGGCGTTTCGCTTCCGCGTCGATATCGGCCTGAGTCTGTGCCGTGTTCGGTGCGGGAGCCGCCGGTGCCTTGCGCGGTTCGCCAGTCTTGGGGTCGATGCCCTGCGACGCGGCCGCACGATCGCGGTTGCGCTGCTCCTGTTCGGCCTTGATCTGGTCGAGAGACTTGACACCGGGCTGAGGTGCCGTCTTCGATTGTTCAAGGGTCTTGGGTGCGTCGGTCATCGTTGTCTTCTCCATGTTCCCCTCAGGCGTCTTCGCGGGTCGGGGTTTTCCGCGCCTGTCTGTTATGCAACCACTTCATCAATTCGTTGTGGTTGCGCAATCGTGGTACTTCCCCCGGCCTGTTCACGAACTTGCCCGACTTGCGATGCCGCATCGGATTGGCGTCGTCGATCTCGTCACCGTTGTCAGCCTCGAACGTGCAGCGACAATCAGGGTGTGCGGGGATCAGCGATCGAGCTTCATCTAGGGTGTACGGATTACCATCCTCGATGTCCTCGCATATCGGGCACACGTCATCGTCACCCGCCGTCACCACATTGACCGATGCCTTCGATCCCCCTAGTACACGCTCGACTTCGCGCTCCTGCGCCTTGATGCGATTGACTGTTGACTTCGACGGGCCGCCCTCAGTGTTTCGGCTTCGAGAACCAGCACCCTTTTTTGGCGCGTCGATCGTCCGGATGTCCTTCGTTTTGATGGGGTTACGCCCCTCGGCAACGAGCCCGACACGCGTTATTCCGGCGGCCTCGTATGTGTCCAGCGTTGCCCCTGCATGGGCCTTCGTGACGAGCAGCCCGATCATTGCGTTCGTGCGATTGATGCCGACAGTGTCGAGCACCCGCCAGATGTCACGCACGATCTCCATTGGTCTCGAGTTGTGCAACAACCCGTAGGCCACCGCACGTGAGGATTGCTGTGACACGGCCTCGATGATCCCTTGCAACTCGACAACCGACAACTGAAAGATTGTCTCGATACGATGGGCCGAGGCGGAAGACAATATGTTGCGGTTCAGTTTGTCTTGCGCCATCAAGCTGCCTGCGTTGTAGGCGTCGACGATAAAGGGCCGCATCACGGAGCCATCGCGACCGAGCACCGTCTGCTCCAGCGCCATGTCGAACCAGCGCTGGAATGACTGCACTTTCATGCCACCATTGTTGATGGCGGGTGCCTGTGCATTCATCAACCCGTGGCCTGAAAGACCCAGCAGGTCGTGATCGACGATCATTGACTTGACCTGTTGACGCAATGTCTGCCATCTGATCCTCATGGTGCCCTTGAATTTGTTTCGCAGGCTTTGGGTCTGAGTCGGGTCGACCAAGCGCTTCTTGTCCGACACGCAGCACGAGCACCGGGCTGCGGTATCGAACACGTGTCCCTGATATCGCAGCGCCATTGTTACGACTCTTCCGTGTCGGTATTGTTGTCGAAGTCCTGCTTGATCTCCTCGAACATCTCAGGTCCGAGTTCGATCACGCCGGTGTAGGGCTTGACCTGCGAGAGATCGAGGTCGACGGGCTTCTTGTAGCTGATGGTGATATGCGGGGTGTAGTCATCAAACGACCACGTCGCGCCTTCGCAGTTATCCATGATCGACATGTGGCGGTACTGCAATGCGGAGTTCGCTAACGCCATCACGGTCGCCTCACCGAACTGTTCCATCACACGCGGTCCACCCGGCTTGATCGTCAGACCACCGTCGTCGTTCTCGCCACCCGACCATGAGTCGCCTGCCTTGAGCCAGTCAACGGGCGACTTGCTGTAAACGATAGTGACGTGCATATCGTCAAGCGATGTCGTGAACCCCTGCGCCTTGAACCACTTCTTGATGTCGTCTTGGTTCGTGACCATGCGACACACATACAGCGTACGCAGTGTCGAGGTTGCGTCGCCCATGCGAATGCGACCGGCCATGTCGCTGGTCTTACTGCCGCCTTTCGCAGGTGCACCCTTGGGCGTCGACTTGCTGGCCGGTGTCTTCGATGCGGGTGTGGACTTCGCGGTAGCACCCTTGGGTCCTGCCTTCGCGGGCGCCTTACTTGCATTCGGGTCAGCATTCGGATTGGTAGGAGCGCTGGGTGTGTTCGGGTTATTGGGATCTGCGACGACAGGAAGACCGGTCTCGGGATCGATCGCAGATGCAACGGGCGCCACAGGTGCCACGTAGTCCTCGCCGTACTCTTCGATCAAGGCTTCGAGGCCGGGGTAGGTGCCGTCATTGATCAGCTGTGCTTCGCGCGCCTTCTGCAGTACCAGCGGAGTAATGAGGCCTGCGTTGACATCGGCCGTGAACACCGTTGCCTTCTGAACCGCAATCGCAGCCGACTGCGCATCGTCCATCTGCCATAGCGGGTTCCAGTCGTACCACATGTCTGGCGGACGAGTTCCCAATGCAGACCGAATGATGACTTCATCGAGATTCTCCATCGCTGGTGTGATCGTCAACGACTGATCGGTTGAGATACGATCGTAGTAGTTGCGCGTATCGGAGTCGCCAGTTGCAGACATACCAGCAGGGGACTGCCCGAGGAAGCGAGTCGCAGGGATGTCGAATGCGCCACAAACAATTAGCAGGTACATCTGAATGATCTGCGGCATCCCTTGGAAGTGTGCCTCGAGTCGATCCCATTCCTCCTCCTTGTCAACGATCAGCATCGAGAACACGGACTTGACCATGTTCGCGACTGAGAAGCGTTTCTTCAATCGGTCTTCGTATGCCTGCGTCGTGATGTTCTCAGACAGGCCGGGTATCTTGACGATGTCGATCTTCGCTTCCGAGATCAACTGCGCGATCGAACCCGATACCATCTGGGTCGACGTGATGGCATCAGTCACCGACTGCAGTACGGAGTCACCCCAACCCATGGCGATATTGATGTCGGGGATCGCCTGACCGATGAACCGAACAACGCGCGACGGGTGCAGTTTGATCTGGCCGCCCGTTTGCAGATTGCCATTGACTGCGACGCCCGTGGTGTTGTAGGTCGACTTCGTGTAGTAGGAGGGCTGACCGAAGTAGGGCGACATGATGTCCCAGTCGATCGGGCCTGCCCCTAAGTCCCACTTCGACACGACATGCAGGAACTTCAAGTCACCCTTCTTGACGTTCTCGACAACGAGCGGCTGGTCGCTGGTGCCTTGATCGACACCCATGATCAGAGCACCGCCGCCGTATAGGCGACCACGCTGTTGCGCAAGCATCACCTTGCGCTGAATGTTCATGTCCTTCTCGAGGGTTTCGATTGCGGTCAACGCATCGCCGTCTTCCTGCCATGTGCGCCATTCACGAGTCGCATCATAGGCCGGGATATCGATACCCTTGCGGGTGATCCAGTCGGATCGATAGGCCGCGTCCTGTTGTTCTTTCGACTGCTGATTGAATTGGTAGAACGTGTTCGCGAGCTTGTCCTTGTCGCCGCCCATACCCGTCATGGCGTTGACCAGACCGTCGGGGATCACGGCACTCAATGCCTTGATCATCGAGTCGTTGCTGAGGCCTCGCATGGTCGAGGGACGAGCCGCGCGCTGAGCACCTTTGGTTGCAGTCTTCATAATGCGTCTGCCCACTTCATGGTTGTGTCATAGTTATATTGTTTGCCGATGGTCTTCGCGAACGCACCAGCGCCAGCGTCGACCTGATCCTTGTACTTGCCGGTCGGGAACACTTCGTGTTCGTCAACGTAGTCTTGGTTCCATTTGGCAACGACCAGCGATATGTTGCCACCCTGCCATTGTGCGGCGTACGGTTCGGCCCTGATCTCTTTCGCGCCCGTCACCTTGTCGATCTTCACGGTGTAGCCTGCGAGGTTCGCGACTGTGCGCTCCGCAGACTCCTTACCACCAGAGCCCGGCTCCTGTTCGATCCACGTTTCGAACCTGCCCCATTTCGCTTCGTCAGCCTCGGTCGTCGCCTTGATGTTCTGCTCACGCTCGAGGGCGGACCATTGGCCACGGACGACATCGATCACGACCCAATCACCCTGATTGAGCAGCGCGATCAACACACCGCACGTGTAGGCACCACCACCACTGGTGCCCGCCTTGTCCCAATAGCGAATGAGCTTCTTGATCTCATTGTTGTTCGGTGCGTTGCGCACATACTTGATCTTCGCGACCGGGAACATGCCACCGCCCGACACGATCGGCGACTGCTGGTACAACGACTCCCACGACGCAACGGTATAAGACTTCTTGCGTTCGTTCAGGAACGCTTTCGATTTGAACTGCGGGAACAGCGGCTCATGCTCTACCTTGCGCGGGTCCCATGCGTCATTGCGCAATCCCTCGCGTGGTTCGAGCACGGCCATCGCAGGATACTTTAGCACCACACACTCAGGGAAGTGCTCGATGAAGCGACCCGTCGGATCGTCAATGTGCCAACGGGTCATGGTGATGATCAGACCGGCCGCATCGTCAAAGCGGCTGAAGTAGTCGTCCATCAGCCAGTTCCACGTCTTATCGCGGATCGCTTTCGACTGCGCCTGTTCACGACCTTTCAATGGGTCATCGATCACGCCGAGGTCAAGGGACTTACCGTTGACCTGACCGTTGACCGTGACGTTGCGGAACGATCCCTTCTGCCCAACGAACTCTAACAGAGACGAGTTGCGCTGGTAGGCCGTGTCCTTGGATGCGTTGGTGCTGTTCAGTCTCGTGTCTGGAAACGTGCGGCGGTACTTGTCGTCATCCATGCGACGTTGCAGGAACGAGTTCGTGCTAACACCCAAGTCATCGGAGAACGATGCATAGATCGTTCGCAGGTGTGGACTCTTACCTGATGCCCACGACACGAAGTCTTGCAAGCCTCGGGTCTTGCCATGTTGCGGCGGCGCCTCGATCACGAGCTTGGGTCGTTCGCCTGCGATCAGCTTATTGTAGAACAGCTGGAACTGACGCGCGACTTCCTGAGGCCACCACCCCTTGATCATTGCCGCGTCCATGTACTGCCTGAATGCCCACAGATTCTCTCGGGCTTCGCAGGCATAGTACTCTTCGAGCAGGTCGATGTCGGACTCCGACCACGACTTGAACTCGTTTGGTGAGTGCTTATTCATCGAGCGGTATCATCCGTGAGCAACAGCGTTGCGCGTCGCCCGGTCAATGGATTGTCGAGACCTACCGACTGATACTGATCGGTCTTGCGGAACGATCGGTTGCGTCTCACGGTCGGCATGATGCGATAAGCGACTTGCGCATGGCGTACGCAATAGGCACCGACCTCGACATCAGCACCACATACCTCCATGCACTCGATATCGTTGCTGGTCGGCCACTGACAACACTCGCGACCACATTCAGAGACGGGTCGCGATGTCAGGGGGTGCTGTTCGATCACGCACGGCAGGTAGCCCTTCTTGCGTTCGACAAGCTTGGGGTCATTGCTGTTGAGCACGCGACGCTGGGGTGCGGGGTGCGATCCACGATCGCTCTCCGATCGCAGGATCACGGGGTCGAGCCCAGCCGCCGGCTGCTTGCGAGGACGCCCCATGCCCTTGCCTTTGCGCGGCTTCGCTTTCGCGGCGTCGTATGATTTGGGCTTACCATCGCGAAGACCCATGCGGTATGCCTTACCCAGCACAGAGTTGCGAGTCTTGGGTGCGGGGTTAGCGATCGGGTCAAGTGGGAAGCGTGCGTTGATCGCCTTTGCGATCTCGGAGTACGACATCTCAGTCGAGCAGTACTCGACGAGTGCGGCCTTCATCTCAGGAGGCCAACCCTCGTCTGCCTGAGCACCACGACCAATGCCTTTTGATTTCGTCATGTTGTTCCTCCCTGCACACCGCTTGCATACGGTATGCCCAAATGTGACTGAACGATCGCAGGTCGCACACTTCATCAAACGACTCCAGCAAACCGCAACAGCACGATCATCATCATGCCACCGAACACGATATAGACCAGCCACGTCAACAGCTGACCCAACCGACCATCGGTCACGATCTTCGAGATACCCCACACTGAAAGGAGCATGCAGATCGCTAGCACGCCCTCGGTCATGAAGAAACGGATAACGGCTTCGGCTGACATGTCGACGTATCCTTCTGCTCGAGGTTGACGATTGCCGATCGGACCATGGAACCACCAATAGAGCATTCGCCATTGGTACTTGAACCACTCGATCATATCGGTCTCACATTGTTGGCGCGCATCGGTGCGAACCTCAGCAACGCTTCATCGCTGAACGGTGTGATGTCCGTTCGTCCCGATGTCAGCGACGACCACAGCCTGATCTCCGTGTTATCGAACGTCCAGCATTCACCAGACCACAACAAGAAGCACACCCAACGCAGATGGTGCTCCGGACCGTAGTCGATCATGGCATATGCCATCGCATCGCCTGCGGGTGTCTCGAGGGGTATCGGAGGGTTTAGCTGCATCGCCACATACTGAAACCCACGCAGCCAGTTAAGGCCACGTGGGTACGCAGTACTAAAGAATGTGCTTCGGCTTAGGCGCTCGGGGTCGGGGCCACGATGTTCGCGGTCGGGTCGGCCGGCGCTTGTGCAGCCGCGGTGGCTGCGGAGGCAACGGTCGGCAGGTGGCCCTGCAGTGCAGTAACGGCACCGGTCAATCCCGGGACGAGACCCTGCAACACCGCCACCTGCGCTTCGATCGCGTCCGAGTCGTCTTCGCCCTGTGCCGCAACCAGGGCATCGATCGCAGCACCAACGCTGGTCAGACCCGGGACGACCGTGTTGTTCACGGTATCGCCAAGGGCCTGCACAACAGCGTTGAGGTCGTCGGTAGCTTTCGTCATCTTCATCTCCTGTTGTGCGAGCTCAAGTTCGCCGGCACCCAGTACCGTCACGAGTTGCTTGAGGTCGCGTAGCTGGTCAAGTATTTGCGATATACCGTCTTGACCGAACGGGCCGAAAACATTGATCGTGCTATGCACGTGAATCTCAATCGGGGTCGTCATCACCTTGGTCCTTCTGTATCTCGGTGAACTGCGCCTCCTCGAATGTAGGAAACGCCTGCGGTGCAGGAAGCAAACTAGGAGGCAGCGGCAGACCTCGTTCCTTCAATCGCAACACCAGCTCCTCTTTCGTCGAGTGCTGCAATTGCATTGGGCCGCCATCCTTGCCCGTGATCTGGTACGGCAGCAGCTTCTCAAGCAGTCGCATATACGCTACACGCTCAACGATCGCACACCGTTCGAGGTAGCCGACAAGACCACCCGTCCCATGCTTGAGGCTGGTCTTTGCGTTGCCCACATTCGACGCAGCAAGTATCAGCGCGTCCTTGAGCAGAGTCTTGACCTTGTTCTCCACACCCTTCTGACGACCAGCACCTTCTGGTCTCGGCTGACCCTTTTGAAAGCGATGCGGCTGCTTCTTCGGGGTCGGCTCAGGATCTTCCTCAATTCGAATGCGAACACGTGCTGCCATAACGACCTCAATCGACGTGGGGATCAGGGGCGTCCCCATATGTGCTTTTATGGAGCGTTCCCTGTTTGATAATACCCCGTTACTTTAATTGAACGACCCTCAGGTCTCAGTCTTCTCGCGCTCTCGGTACTGCCACAGACTTAGACTGCGGCGGCTTCGAGACCACGTTGGCCTGCTGCGCGCGACGTTGACGCTCGATCGCGTTCTCTTCATTGATCCGCGTCCACACGTACCACAGCGCTCTCACCCCCAAACATATCGCGAGCACGCACAGCGCAATCGCGAACAACGTGATGATTGAGGCCGCCGTATACAGTGTGCCCCAAAACATTTGCTGTGTCGTCATCATGAACGTGTTCATGTCAACACGTCCTTGTTGCGAATCCCTGCGAGCACTTCCTGTGCTACCGTCAGTCGTTCGAGGTTGGACAGTACTCTCGCACCGACTGACAGGATCTCCAACGGGAATGAATTGGGGTCGGCCTTGATCTTGTTCGTGATCTGCACGAGGACATCAAGGTACTGCTGCTCCGTCATCGCCTTGTTCGCCATGATATCGTTTCCCTTGCGAATTGATTTATTGAAACGGATTAGACTGCGTGAACGTGATCAGGTAGATCTGATACGCACAATACAGGATCAAGCCCCAGCCGACGGTCGCGAGTAGTAGCTTGATCATTGCGGCTTCTCCTGCGCTTCCTGATATACGAGACTCGAGGCCGCGATCATTTCGGCGGCGTCGTCGTACCCTTCACCTTGGCTTCGATTGCGTCGACGCCTGCTTTTGCCTTTGCCCATATCCACGCGGTCGCGGCCTTGGCCCAGCTTGGCTGCGGAAATTGCCAACCGATCAGCACTCCGACGATTAGCGCGACTGATAGACTTAGCATGACGTTGCCCTTTCATGTGAACGCCTGATACAAAAAATAGATGACCGACACCGATATGGCACACGACAACGGCGCGCCGATGATCAGCAGCCAATTCAGTCTGCGTTCATGGCGTCGGTCATCGCGTGGCTCGAATGTGCCGTGCATCGACTCTTCCATCAGTTGTTTGTGAGACGCTACCGCAGGGGAGGGCGTTGTCGCCTTCACTCCCCTGCGATTACTTTTGAACGGGTGTCACCTTGTGTCGTTCGATCTCGTAAGGAATTTTGTTCCCCATGAACTCAAACAACATCTTGATACGCTCGTTCGGTGTGTCCTCAATATACACACCCTTGATATTTTTGAAAGACCCCGAATTGATTTCCACAGTCTCCCCCTCGACAAGCTTGCGACGATGGGGGAGCACGATGATGCCCTCCTCGTCCTGCAATCGTTGCAGGTCCTCGATTGCGCCATCGGGTACCTTGTCCCATTTGTCCCCGGTGCCGATAACACCGACTATACCCCGCGTATTGAGGAGGAACCCACAATCGCGATCACGTGGGATTTGCACGAACAGGTAACCGGGGAACAGGGGAGCGAGTGTCCATTTCTTGTTGTCGGGCACGTATCGGGCATTGAGCACCCGAAGGCCCTGCTGTTCACAGTTCTTCGCTGCCAGATTTTCCTGTTGGTACTTCGTGATCGCGCACACCCAATAGGGGAGTCGGACGCGATGTCGCACGGCGCGACGTTTCGACGCCCTCTTGCCCCCCTGATGCTGCACGGCAGGGCGTTGTTTCGTTCGTTTGTTGGGCGATTGCGTGTCATCGTGCGTTGTCATGCTCATTGCCCTCGTGCTCCGTCATATTCGGTCGTGATCGTTGACAGCCCCTTGGTCGATCGCGTCACAACGATGTCGCTTGCAAATCGGTTGGAGGCGCGCGCCGTGTGATCGACGTAGAATATCTGCATGTCCTTTGCGCGATCGCACAGGAAGTCTACCGTCATCATCACGCCCTCAGGCGATAGATGCTTCGTCGGTTCATCGAGTACCATCATGTCGCATTCGACACCCGCGTGTCGTAACAGCACCTCACTCAATGCCATCGCACCGAGGATACGCAAGCGCTGACCCTCACCACCCGACCACGCTTTCCAATTGACGGGCTTGCCATCATCCATCGTGATCGTGACATTGAGGCCGGACGTCACGTTGCCCGACTTCGTTTCCTTTTCGATCGCATACTCGACTTCCCACCCGTCGAGTCCGATCATCGGCAACATCGAGTTCGTGACTCCCTGCAATTCATCAAGCACTTCCTCAAGCAGGTACAGTCGTACATTCTTGAACCCGTCGATCCAGTACTTAGTTCGCACGAGCTTGCGGTTGGCCCGGTTGATCGTGTCAATGAGCTCCGACAGCTGGCTCTTGAACTCCCCGATTTCTTTGCGGGCTTTCGTCATCATGTGGGTGTAGGGGTTCTCGCCCACGTCATCAGTCTGTTTCTTCAAGGCCGCTAGATCGGCTTTGGTTTGCGACACGGCTGTCTGTGATCTAGTGCGCGCGTCGATCGCGCTGTTACTCTTCTCCGTGAAGTCGTCCTCATCCTTGCGCAGTTTCGCGATACGACCACCCAATGTGTTCTTCGCCTCGATTGCCTTCGTCCACTGCGTGTCACAAGCCGTCAGTCGTTTTTTCTGTTTATTGATCTCGATCAGGGCATGTTCCGCGCGTGCCTTTTTGTCCTTGATAACTTGACCGCATGTCGGGCACTCACCTCCCTTCGAAATCTCCTTGAGTTCGGCGACTCGTGCTTCGATCGCGTCAAGCGTCACCTTGATATCAGATGCGACTGCGGACGCTTGGGAGAAGTCACGACCAGCTGTGATCAGTGATCGCCTGATTGCTCGTAGCTCAGTCTCGGCGCCATCATAGGCGAGGTCGGCGGCGCCCAGCTCATTCATTTGTTTTTCGAGACGTTTGGTCAGCGCCTTGGTCTCATCTTCGCGCTTAGCCGCGCGATCTGCAATATCGCTCTCCCACTCAGAACTCTTGGTCTTGAAGTCCCGCATGTCGTGGCGACGACGCAGCAGCTGCTCCTCAGTCTTTACGACTACAGCTTCCTGCACCTTGATCGCAGACTCAATTTCTTTTGTGGCTTCGCGTGCGCGCTTAGACCTGACGTCCCACTTGTCGAGGTCGAGGCATTCGCTCAGGATCTCCATCTTGCCGGTAGGCTTCAAATCGAAGAAGAGTTCCTGCCCCTGCCCCAACAGCAGCGTGTGGCGTAGAGTAAGGTCCGTCAATCCGATAAGACGGTAGATCTCCTCTTGACTCACCACCTTGTCGTCGATCCACAAGCCATTCGAAATAGTAGACCTCTTGATCACGTGGACCTTTGAGTCGATGCACGCGGATACCGAAACCGTTGTAACGGCTTTCGAAGACCACGGCCGAACTTCCGTAGACTTCAAACCGCTCAACGTGCTGCCCGTCAAGCACCACGACATCGCGTTCCACATACTGGACTTCCCAACCCCGTTGGAACCCAACGCCGGCTTGAACTTGTTGACTCCCCTCACGAAGTGAACGCCATGTCCTAATCCAGCGAGTGGTACCTTTTGCGTTTTCAGGCATCCGTAGTTTTCCATCTCCAGTGTTTCAAATTCAAGCTTCATGATGCTTCTCCGAAGAATGCCGCGCGCAAATTCTTTTCAGGATATTCATCCAACACCATCCGAACAGGTTCGAAGTAACGTCGGATCATGCGTCGTGCGTCGCTCTCGTAACCGTGCGCTTGGACGAACTCGACCAAGCGGTGATTGTAGATGTCCTCAAGCGAGACCCATCGGTATCGCATGAAGCGCGCTTTCAGTCTGCGCCTGGATGGTCGCTTGCGCCTATTCATCGCACAGCGCCTTTCCAACGTTGAGTGTGTTGTTTGTCAGGTCGTGACGTTTGCCGTACTGCTCGAGGAGTTCGAGGTCGTCGGCTTTCGACGTGACCTTGTAGCGCTTGACCTTGCGCTTCGACATCAGCACCGGCTTGATCAAGTTCGCAATCAGGCTGCGCTTCGAGCACCACTCGATAACGTAGTCATGGGCTTCCTTCCAACGCTCCATGCTTTCGACGGTGACGCGCACCTGCACGATGTCGCCGGCGTTTACATGCTTTGACGCCCCGTCGAGCTCGGCCAGTAATGCGACTTCGATAAGCCGCTTCTGAGGATATCCATCGACGATGACAGACTTGGCCTTATCGTGTTCAAGTAGTAGGAGTCTAGCACGGTAGTCGTCGCCATAATCGACAGTGTAGGGAGGCCCCACATAAGTGACAGGTCCAAGGCGCTGCGGCTTGTGAACATCGCCCGCGACGACGCGAATGGTTTCGGGGAAGACATCGAGCGGTATGCCTTCAAGCCCTCGACCAAAGCCAATCTCCGCTCCTGTAAAAGTGTTATGTGCGAAGACCCATTGATGCCCAGTGAGTTTGACATTGGCCCAATCCTTTTTGTAGTTGCGAGTGTGCGGGAGAAACAGGCACCCCGGCATCAGCCGATGTTCCTTGACGTGATCGACCCATATCAGCGAGGGGATCAAATCGACAAAGGCGAAGAACGGGTGGCCTTCGTTGTGGTAGTCGTGATTACCCATCATGATGAAGACGGGGCATATCTCACCCAGTCGGTACAGCAGCCGCGCCATGCGATTGACGAGTCTGGCCCCGTGGTTGTCCTTTTCCTCAGTCAGGTCGCCCAGTATCACGATGCGGTCAAGCTTGCGGTTGCGCGCGATCTCCGCGAACTCGTCCATGAATTCCCATCGGTATTCGTCGCGGGGGTTGTCAGTCAGATGCAGGTCGGCTGTGACGAGCAGTCTCATTTTCCCCTCGCACGTTCGAGTTCATCGATCGCCACGCGGTACATGGGATCCGATCCCGGCACGGCGGCCATGATGCGCAGGAACTTCAAGGGGTCCCCATTGTGATCACCCCTGTCTCGTATCGCCCAATCCGTGGCATCCGCCTGAATGCAGGGCACGTTGTTTCGTCGCCACATGTCAACGACCTCGGGTCGATCATCGATCGACAGGATCGGATTGTAATTCATTGCGCGCAACGTCGTCAGCATGTCGTGCTTCGCGACTGCATCCGATCGGTTGTCGTCCCTCTTGCGCATGATCAGTTTATCATGCGGCACTCGATTGTGTTGCAACCACTCACTGGTCTCACCGAGGTATTGAACGGGGCGGCCAGTTGCGAGAATGATGCGAGCGGACGAACCCATCCGAATGCACCACAGCAGAAACAGTATCTCCCCGAATACAGTGTCCTGACTCATGGCTGCGAAAAACTTGCCCCAGTCTTTCTTAGCTCCGCTCATGTGATGCTGACGGTGCTTGTTATTCGCCAGCGTACCGTCTAAGTCGCAGATGACGCAGTCAATCATAGCTTGATCCTCACTCGTTCTTTTTTGGCGAGCTTGTAGTGTGCTTCGCGCTCGTCGTGATTAATGCTCTTGATCACGATGCGCTCGCGCTTCTTCTTGATCGACTTTGTCGAGGTCTGGCCCCAACGTTGCCAGTCGGCCGGTGTCGCGATCGGCTGCTTGGTGAGTGAGTATTTAGCTGGCGCTTGGAACTGATGCTTCGTGACGCCTTCGAAGTCGTACAGGTCCGCCTTGACGCGATGTAGTCTCGCAACCCATGCGGAAGGGTCGAAACGAAACGAGTGTGCCGTCATGCCGCGGGTCAGCATCGCTTCATGCGGCACGATCACGAACGTCTCCCCCCGGTCTTCGCGAACGATCAGCATGGGCACCCGATCGTGACTCACGGCTTGCTTGATGGCCTCCGCCCAGAAGCGGGCGAGCGGTCCTTGCTGTTTGCAGAGGAACGAAGCGAAGTTGAGATCGCCGTAGCGCTTGCACTCGACATAGAAATGGTCCGTAAGGACATGCCCGTCGGGGTGCGTGGCACTGATGTCGCCGGCATGTGCTGCGAGATCAAGTCCACGTTTCTTGCCAACTGTTGCGCGACCGCCTGACATCGCGGACCGCCAGAATAGGTCTTCCCGTTTTCCAAGAGACACCCACAGCGACAACTGCTTGCAAACTTCCCGTTCATAGGCCGACCCCTTTTGTTTTCCACCACCCGGTCTCATGCGTACTTGCTCCTGCTGGGTAGCATGGACTCCTCGATCTCATACCACTCACGTTGAACCGTATCGCGCAGCAGTTTGAGCTGGGCGTCAGCTTCATCGCGTGGCATGTCGAGGAGGTGGCGTAGATAGAACTTGCCCTGCTCAGGGGTGATGCCTGTCTGCTTCAGGGCCTTGATCTGCGTCAGCCAGTTAATGCAGGCTTGCGCGTCGTCGATACCGTAACCGAAACGAATGTTGAACTCGGCTTCACGGAACGGCAGACCGACCTTGTTCTTATCGACCTTCGCTTTCACCTTAACGCCAGTCGCGACCTTGATGCCTCGAGTCGTGCCTGCGAGTTGGCCCAGATGCGCGAGCATCACGACCTGCGATGCATAGAAGTCGAGAGCGCGGCCTCCGGTGCGCTGGAACTTGCGACCGAACGTCGCGCCGATCTTGTCACGGATCTGACTGATGATCACGAGGGTGACGTGCTTATCATGCATCTGGCGAATGAGGCGTCGGAACATCTCCGATAGCTTCTTGGCCTTCTCCCCGCCGTATGATGCGGCATCGATGTCGCGATCGGACTCCGCACGCGATGACAGGGAGTCGAGGGAGTCCACGACTACCAGCTCCTGCGATCGTGCCCCCTTGATAATGCGCTCGAGGTCTTCGAACATGTCTTCCACGGTCTCGAGTTGTTCGTCCCCGAAGTCGACGCGATCTAGCGGCATGCCCAAGGTCTTGGCGTACGGCTTGTCGAATGCAGACTCGGCCTCGCGGTATCGCACCTTGCCCTTGGGTCGCGACAGCACGAAGTTCGCGCACATCTCGATGCAAAGCAGGGTCTTGCCCGTTGCCTTGTCGCCGACGATATTGATCACTCGATCCTCGGCCCAGCCACCGCCCAGCGCGAGGTCAAGGTTCTTGCAGCCAGACCCGATGAAATGCAAATTGGTTTTGGGTGCTGCAAAATACGATCCACCACCCCCTATAATCTTAACTCGTTTGGCCATTGCCCTGTTTCCCTGTTGAAGAAGTAGGGGGTCGCACGATTGCGACCCCCAGTCTCTTGTTACTTGCGACGCTTGCGCGGCGGGGGAGCTTCGTCCTCCTCCTCTTCCTCTTCCTCCTCCTCGACTACCTTTTTCTTTTTCTTCGGGGGCGGAGCTTCGTCCTCTTCCTCTTCCTCCTCTTCCTCGACTACCTTTTTCTTTTTCTTGGGCGGAGGCGCTTCTTCTTCCTCCTCCTCTTCCTCCTCGACCACACGCTTCTTAACCTTCTTGCGCGGGGACGGTTCCTCCTCTTCCTCCTCCTCTTCCTCCTCCTCCTCCTCTTCTTCCTCGACGGGCGCCCGCTTCTTTTTCTTGGGCGCGGGTTCGTCCTCTTCTTCTTCTTCCTCCTCCTCCTCTACCGGGCGTTTCTTTTTCTTCGGCTTGATCTCCTCGACTTCCTCGTCCTCCTCTTCCTCCTCGACCGGCGCACGCTTGCGCTTGCGCGGGGTCTCGTCCTCGTCGTCCTCCTCCTCGACTACCTTTTTCTTTTTCTTCTTCGGCTTGTCGTCATCGTCGAGGTCTTCGTCCTTCTCCTCAGTGGAGCCGGCCAGTTGCTTTTCGATATGCTCCGCCGTGTCGTAGCGGAGCACGTCGGTCAGCGGGTTCTCCATGAGGAAGGCGAGGATCTCCTCCTGCTCGTCGGGGTCATCGGCCAGCGACGACGCTTCGCGGTCGATGATATATTGGTACTTGGTGCGAAGCTGCTTGCCGGTCTTCTTGACTGTGATGTCGTAACCGTCGTCAGGATGATCGAGTAGCAGGATTTTGCCGGTGTGCTTCGTGTGCGTGAGCGAGGAGATTTCGCGGTCTTGGTTCCACGACATGTCCCACACCTGCGGCATCGGCGGGTCGTTCTCGTCGTCGCGATCGATGACATAGACGAGCGTACGCTTCTGCGCCTGCATCTTCTTCATGTCCTCGTCTTCGCCGGCGTCCTTGAGTGCCTTCGCTTCTTCACACGCGGGGCAACGCTTGCCCAACATCTTGTTGAGGCAGAGGTAGTTGGAGTTGTCGGCGCCGATGAAACGATGCATCCAGACATCGAGACCGTAATGTTCGAAGTCGTCCCACGTCGGTGGGCACACGCGCAGTCGGCTTTCGCCGCTCTCGAGTCGCAAGACGTTCGTGCCCTGCTTGAACGGGCTATCGAACCGCCCACCCGATTGATCGATACGCTTCTTGACTTCTTCCGTGGTTCGCGCACGGTATTTGAAGCCAGACGTTTTCGCTTTAACCTTCTTCTTACCGACTCTAGTGACCATTTGGTTCTCCAGTTAGGTCCTTGATGATGGAACGCATGTACTCACGTTTACGCTTATAGTGTACGCCTACAGATAACCGCACCACCGTGTACACCACCAGTGCTGCGAATACGATTAGGGCCGCCTGTTGCATTTCAGTCGCCTCCTCAATCAAACATACTCACTTGCGTTTGACGCGCTCCGCCTGCATGTTCGCGCGTGCCGACGCGTGAGTGTTTTCTCTGGCTTGTTTAAGACCGCCTGAGTTGTTGGTGTAATACGACCCGAGGTAGAGCTGGGTCAGGTCTTGCAATGCGTATCGACGCATCGCGAAGGTTTCCTTGAGCGCCTGCAACCGCCCGATCGTGCGTTCGAAGCCGCGGAGTTTGATCTTCGCTGCCTTGACGCGCGAGTCGTCGGCGACCTCATTCTTGATTTGAGTCTCGGTCGGCTTCTTTTCGTCGTCGAGATGGTCCTCACGCACTTCCATGTCGACCTGCGCCATCAGCGAGTTCATGTCGTCTTTCGCCTCATCCCTCAGACTGATCTCGAGGGCAAGGCGGTCTGCGATGTCGGAGTAGTGTTGCGGCTGTTCGACCCACATGTCGTCAAGCGCATCGCGATCGATCAGCTTGGCGTTGCTCATTCGATCGAAAAATTGCTGCATGTCTTTTGACATCGCAGGAGTCTCGAGCGCGACGATTGGTACTCTCTTACCCATTGGTTGTACTCCTAGTTCAACACGACTTGGCCGATCGACATCAGAAGGGGGGCCATACCTTCCGACGCATTGTATTCTCCTGCGAACGCGGACAGGACTTCCAACGCCGCACCCGCAGAGTCGTTGGTCTTTGCGCCCTTGATCACGGAGCCGAAGTATCGGGTGACGATGATCCGAATGCCTTCCGGGTTCTCGTCCTCCAATTCCTTGATGATGCCCATTGCCATGGTCCAGCTCCCGGGCTTCATGAGGAAGCGGCACAGACGCATCACGGGGTCCGAATCCGATGCGACGTGCAATAGCCGCTCCGCTTCCTTCGCCGTTGTGCAGCCCCCTGCTGTTGCGAGGTTCGACAGGGCTTGACGGGCTGAGCCCCCGGCCTCACGCGCCAGTACTTGCATCACGCCCGGGGTGACCTCGAGTCCCTCGCGCTTAGCCACACGCGCAATCACCTTCTCGAGGTCAGCTTCCTTGAGCGGCTTGATCGCAAACTTCGTGCATCGATTGGCCGCCGTCGCGGGCACCTTCGAAAGGTTCGTGGTGCAAAAGAACCACAGCACAAATTCGTTAGGCTCTTCCAGAGACTTGAGGAGCACATCCCATGCCTGCTTTGACAGACCGTGGCACTCGTCGACGATCACAGCGCGCTTCTCACCACCCCCGATCGGTCGGTACTTCATGGTCTGGCAAAGCTGACGCATTTCGTCCTTGCCCGAATATGTCGCGGCGTCGACCTCGAGTATGTCCCCGGGCGCACAACCCAACATGCTGGCCGCGATGCGCGCCAGTGTCGTCTTGCCGCAGCCCGTCATGCCGTGGAACATGAACTGCTGACTTGAGTCCTGTTCGATCACGCGCGTCATGGCCTTGATGGTCTCTGGCTGACCCACGACCTGCGCCACAGCCTTGGGTCTATGCTTGGTAATCAGTGATGACATGATCAGTCCTTCTTCGGTTCGTCTGTGATAAAAATCTCCTGCAGTTGCATGGAGACGGTGGGGTGTCCGGGTACGTTCGTGTCGAGGACGAGCGACAACACGACATCACGCTTCGGGTGCTTGGTCATTTCGCGAATGAACTCGCGTGCGTTGCGTGAGTTGATCATCCACGTTGACACGAACATCCCCGGAAATGTTTCTTTGACATACAGGGGGTGTGCTCCGCCCTCGCGGTGCTCGAGCTTGTCGCTGCCATCGAACTGCACGGGTCTGATCCGTGTGAACTTCTGCAATACAGCAGGACCATGCTCGTCAGCCGGTCGCGCTCTCGTGTCCCATTTGGTCTTGCCGAACTTCTTGAAGATGCTCACGACGCTGCTCTCCATGTGCCTGATAGTTGACGGAACTTGCCTTTGGTGCCGACATTCTCGAACGACCCGACCTCCTCAGTCTCGAACCAGTTATCCCCGATCTTCATTTCGACAACCAGCGGCACTGGATTGATCCAGTCGAAGTGTGGCTTGACCATCTCCGAGATCACGACCTCTGCCCGCTTGTCGACTTCGTCTTTAGGCCAGAGGAAGGTCAGGTCGTCGTGGATCTCCATCATCGGCTGGTAGAGGTCCGGGTCGCGCTCATTCAGTTCCGACATCGCATTGAGCACGATCAAGGACTCGTCAGACTGAATAGGTGTGTTGATGATTTCGTTCCAGCTGATCGGGGCATGACGACGGAAGCCCGAGAGCCCCGTGACATAGCCGTACTTCATGTAGAACGCATTCTGCTTCAGTTGCCACTTCTTGATCAGGGGGAAGCGGTCAAACAGTTCTTCCTGCATGGCCTCGACAACCTGCACACTGGGCGCGCGTCGACCTGAGTTGCCGAGGTTGGGTGCGATCGATTTGGCGCCTGCGCCGAAGAACGAGGGGAATACGAATTGGTTCTTGACGCCACCCCGCACGTCTTTGAAGACCTTCTTGTCCGTAGCTAAGTTCGGCATCGCCCAGCCCGGGTCTCGCTTCGCCAAATTGCGCACCCAGTCCTGATGGATGTCATAGCCATCAATGAACGCTTTAACGAGTGTTGGATCTCGTGACTCCATCGCGACGTTTCGAGCCTGCACACTGGCGTAGTCGAACGCGACGATCTTCATGTTGCGCTTCGCGACGACCCGACGGATGATCTTGTTGGGACCACGAGTCGGCCAGTTCTGGATGTTCGGGTCTTCCGATGACGTGCGCCACGTGCGCACCTTCGTCGTGCTGACGATCGGGTGAAGCTTCTTGTCGTCAAACATGTGCGGCGAGCCCGGCGTTATCGGGGCAATGTACGTCGACAGTACCTTGGATGCCTTGCGGTACTTCAAGAGTATTTTGCCGATCGGGTGCTTCAGCTTCTTGAGGAACGTTTGGTCGGTCCCGTCGCCACCACCCGCAGACTTCGGCATCTTGATGCCCAGCATGTTGAACATCTTGGGCAGGTCTTTGTTGGAGTCGGGGTTCATCTCGACTTTGTAACGGGTCTTGTATTCATCCCAGCAGTCAAGCTTCTTTAGCTCTTGCATTGCTTGCGCGACGACCGCGGTGTAGGTTCTAGCGAAGTCCTTGCGCTCCGTTTGATCGATCGGCACGCCTTCCATCTGGCACAGCACCAGCGTCGGTATGCGGCGCTTCTGGTGCTGGTACACGTCGATCATGTCCAACTCCTCGAGCACCGGCCACTGCGCCAGATGGAGATTGCGATGCCACTTCGCATCGCCCCCGTTGTATCGCAGGACCTTGGCAAGGGGTTCGTCATCGAGTCGTTTGCGATTGACGTCCGAATACTCCTTGATATTGAAACCGAAGTATTGCTGCGTCAGGCACTCGAGGGCGAGCAGACCCTGAGTTTCGTCAATGATGTACGCTTCGGAGATCGTGTCTTCCCACTTGCTCCCTCGCAGTACCTCACGCCCGAAGTGAAATGCAGACCACTCCATTTCGAACGCCAGTTGGTGCACGATCTTTTTCGGCTTGGGTGCGAGCAGGAACTCCTTGAACATCGCTTCCAGCTTGTCGAGCTCGCCGTGCGTCCACTTCGACTCCCGATGTTCGAACGGCCATGCAAGGGTTCGTGTCTTGTGCGAGAGCGCGGCCGACAGCAGGTAGGCGTCATTGTTGTATGGGCGCAGAGCATTGGTCTCGTAGTCCATCCCAACGGTCAGGGAGTTAGCACACTCGTCCAAAAATTTTGCAATTTTTTTCAGGTCGGTTTGCCCATTGTCACCCATGCATATCTCCACTCCCTCGAAGATTTGTTCGGGTGTGATGATGCGAGGTGTGCCCGTGTCGCCCATGACATCGCGGCACGCATTGCGCAGCGCTACTCCGAAGGTGTGTTCTTTGTCGTCGATATGACCTTCCCACCGCCCTGAGTCTTTAACGGCGTCGATGGGGTCAACGAACGGGTAATACCAACAGGTATGTTCTCCCACTCGCACCGGAAGCCGACGTCCTTGCCAGAACGAAGGATGAGTTTCGCGCAGTGCCCACCGCAGGGGCACTGATCCAAATCCGAATATGGCAACTGGTTTAGTCTCCTCAATGTCTTTGATGACTGACGGCCGGCAGCATTCGATCTCCGTCTCATTCGGTTCGCGGGGCATGTGATCGTACACGTTGCCCGACTTCGACTTGATCTCTGTTCCCGGCCCCGGGTACGTTCGGATGACATTGCCGAACCGCATACGTGAGAACATTTTCGAGGGTACGTACTTCTTCAGGATCGATCGCTCGATGCCTGACCACGATCGTCCGGCCTTGTCATCACGTTTCGAGGGGGCAGAGCCCAGCACGTAGACGAGGGCAGAGTCGTCGCCGTGCGGTTTCATTTTACCATGAGTGCAGTCCGCATGATTTAGCGGGCACGACTTGCACTCAGTGCGATGAAGCAGTTCGACGGAGGGCTTGTTACGGCCCCCCGTTGAACGCTTCGGAGCGTCAGGTTGCAGTCCGAAGAAACCCATGATCAGTTGCCCGTCGCTGACACCAGATAGACTAAGTCGTCTTTTTCTTTCGCATCGTTGATCATGGCGACGCAGTCCTTGCTGATCACGAAGCGATTGAAGTCGTCGAGTCCGTCCATGATACGACGCGGGTCGATGTATGCCGTGACATCGGGCTGCGCGTCGCCGACCTGCGTCATGTCGAACGCCTCCCCGCGCTCCGACACGCTTGTCATTGAGACCCTCTTCTCCTTGATCACGACCTTTGTCTTGGTCTTGTCGATCGCGCCTTCGGTGATGATGCACGCGCGTTCAAGCATCGGTCGCAGCTTCTCCGGGATCGGCACGGCCTTCTGCCTGTGACTCGAGGTCATCAGCTCCTTGACCTGCGATACGAAGTCAAGGGGATTGTCGAGCTGTTCGAGACGGCCGAACAACGTCACACCCTCGTGACGCAGCACCGCGTGGTTGTCCGTGATCTCAAGGTTGAGTTCGCTCGCGCCCTTCGCAATGCGCACCAGCTGTTTGCAGAAGTCGGTCTTGAGGATCACACGTTCGAACTCGAGGGAGCCCTGATACTTGACGGACCCGTGACTGATCGTCGCGCGATCGGTGCTGAACATCAGCAGTCGCTTCGCCTTTTCGTCATTGATCAGCGTGACCCCCAACAGGTCGGGGTTCGACGTGTCATTGCCGATCGATCGCAGGCACATCTCCATCGACTGCATGAAGCGCGCGGCGTCGACGGGCATCGGTTCAGCGTTAGTGGCCTTGGGCATCTTGAAGATGAAGTCCGCAGGGGCCATCATCGCGAACTTGAACTTTGACGACGCGGCTTTGATATTCAGCATCAGGTCCGACGGTGTGAACTCGATGTCCTCAGCCTTGCTGGTGTTGAGGATCGAGAGCAGGGTGATGGGCACCGCCCCGCTGAACTCCGTTTCACACCCGACCGATATACCAATGTGGTCGTTGTATGCGAGGAGTCTCTTGCCCGTGAACCAGAAGTGATTGAGCACGGGTATCAGTGTGTTCTTCGCGACCGCAGGCTCGACCTCCTGCAGCAGATCAATTATCTTGGCTCGCTTCATCAACATTGTTTCGTTCCATTCTTGCTAAGAGTTGCATCCGTCGGTTGGATTGATAGTGCTCGGACTTCCAGTTCTTCGCCTCCACACGTTTCGGCTTGTAGTTGGGATTGTCAGTGCCGTGGATGATGTAAGACTTCATCATCTTGTCGAGCTTGTCGCGGTTCTTTTCGAACAGCGGCAGCAAATCGAAATAGGACACGAGTCGGTGCACGCCCCCGGCCTCGGTCAGGATCTTGGAGAAGCCGCGATTGGCAACCATCGTCGCGAACATCACGGCCATGTGGCTGTGCATTGGGGGAGCTGCCACCTTGTCGACCCATGCTTTGCCGACTTCAACAGGAGTTCGATGCGTGAAAGCTTTGCGCCCCTGCGACTCGCAAAACTCGTTGAAGTATTTCACGTTCGCAATGCGGCGCGCGCCCGAGACGTTCGTGACCTGCTCGAGGGTTAGACCCCATCGTTCGATATTGCCCAAGACCCACTCGCGTTCAGTCGGGCCAAGCATGTCGTACTGACGACGCGCAGACGACCACGATATCTGCTCGCGCCCCGACATGATCACGCGCATTGGCAACGTAGCATAGTTCGCAGTCTTGTTCGATCGCATGGCAGGCACATAGATCATGCCGAAGCCCGCAGCAAGCGACCACGTCGTGGAGTCGCAAGTGTACCACGGGTAGCGCAGCATGAACTGCACCTTCGTGATCCCGAAGCCGTGGGTCTTGACGAGCGGGTGCCCTTTGCTGTCTGACAAGATCGAAAACATCTGGTCGAGCCACGTCTCATGATAGTCCGATAGATCGCCCGGCATGTCCTTGGCCGTCGCAAGTCCGATGTAGGAGTCACCGTCCTTGAGGTAGCGCTCAAGGAATTTGAACGACTCCCCTTGGTGAAAGATCGGGATCGGCTTGAGGCCGGCGTCCTTCATAACCTGATGATTGCGATAGCCGACCTCCGCCGACTTCGTGACATCGCTTGGTACTCGTGCGACCTGAGGGCGCCCGGGGATTTGGTCCATCGTCGCGTAGCAGAACAGGTCTTGCTCGTAGCGCTTGAGGAACGCGATGTAGGTCTTTAGGTCGAGCGTAAGGTTGCGAGACCACGCCCCGAACACTCCTGAGTCCATGAACAGTTTGACCCGGGGCTTGCCCGGGTCTTGAACTGTTGTGATGCGCTCGCGCTTAGCCAAGATGCACCCCCGTCTGCAGGCCGATCAATCGATGGAACTCCGACTTGACGTCCGAAGCCTTTCGGAACAGGCCTCGCACGGCTGAGGTCGTCGTGATGGTGCCCGGCTTTTGCACACCACGCGACTCGACGCACATGTGGCGCGCTTGCATCACAACACCCACACCCTTGGCCTTGACGACCTTGTGTAGCGTGTCGGCGACTTGCGTCGTGATGCGCTCTTGCACTGTAAGGCGTCGCGCGAACGCATCAACGAGTCGCGGTATTTTCGACAGGCCGACGACGCCACGCTCACCCGGCATGTAGGCGACATGCGCGACTCCGAAGAACGGAGCGAGGTGATGCTCGCAGTGAGAATAGAACGGGATGTTGCCAACGAACACCATCTCGTCATACTTTTCCGACCCGTCCTTGAAGCACTTGAGGAGCTTGGTCGTATCAACGTGATAACCAGAGCACCATTCTTCCCACGCCTTCGCCATGCGCTCAGGAGTTTCATGTAGCCCCTCGCGGTCGGGGTCCGGATCGATCTGCATCAACAGGTTGCGAAACGATTGCGTCACCGTGTGATCAACAATCGGGCCACGGGGGCCTTTGGCGTGGGGTTTTATTCCCTCACGCATTCGCGCGGCCCCCTGTTCGCGCGTCATGGCTTTACGATCACGTTTCGACATAGGCGTCCTTTCGATTAGAGCGGTAAGGGGAGATCTATTTGTTGAACGGGGGCATGTGTCGCCGGTAATACTCCTGATGCTCGTGCCGGGCCTTTGACAACGGGTCGTCAATACCGGCAAGCTTGAAGCCTTCGGCCCGTTTCAGACACGGTAGACAGTGCCCGCAGGGGGGCGTCGTGCCCTCGAAACAAGTCAACGTGTAGGCCAACGCTTCCACGCATTCGGGTATGCTGCGTGCAAGAGCGAGGCAGTCCTCTCGCGACATGTGGGTGGGCGTGTCGATCACGACGGGCCAACCGGGAACTGCGCAATTGATCGCAGCTTCAACCATGTCCTCGAACTGCGACGTGCAGTCTGAGAAGCCCCCGCGCAGTCCGGTCGTGATCGTGCTGCACCGCCATAGGAAAGCGTACATTGCGGCCTGTGACAGGAGTATCAAGTTGCGATAGGGAATGAACGAGTTGTCCTCGTCTCCATGCGCAGCCGCGTCGGCGATGTCGTGGTACTTCGTGACGGGCTCGCCCCCGATCAATGATGAACCGGGCACTAGCGGGAAATGCATTCGGTGGGTGACATGATTGCCCATCAGCGGGGCATATCGTTCGGACCGTGCGATACGACCGACGATCGTGCGGGCATAACCGAGCTCGTGCGAATGTCGCTGACCGTAGGAAAAGGAGAGGGCGTGAACCCTCCCCCCGTTCCGACGTGCGACATCGAGCGCGTGGTAGAGTGCGATCGTGGAGTCCATGCCCCCACTGAACAGCACCAGCGTGTTGCGATCGATGTCAAAGG